GCAGTCTGGTTCGTCTAGCTTCACCTCCTTCGTGTCCAACATCACGAACCTGCACGGCTTGGCCGATGGTCTGACGGCCCCGGTCATGGACTTCATCCAAGGGGAAAGTGACACGTCTGATGGCATGGACGCGGCGACTTGGGCCGGTCACATGGAAGCCCTCCGGTCTGATTTGGAAGCGGCGATCCAAGTGGTGATCGGCGGAACCGACCCGCTGCATGTCGTCCTGACGCAGCCCGCTTATGGGGTGGCCGCGAACCCGGACGTTGTCCTGGCTCAACTCGGCCTCGCCCAAGACAACCCGCTGTATTTCCTGAACTGCCCAATGTATCGGATGCCGTATTCGAGCGTGGATAACATCCACCTGACAAATGTCGGGTATAAGCTCCTCGGAGCATACAACGGCATTTGCAACGCAGATATTCTAGCCGGGAGAAAGCCGCAGTGGCTTAATCCCGTCTCCGCCATCATCGACGGGTCAACAATCGTGATCCGGTTTGACGTTCCGGTCGGCCCTCTTGTGCTGGACCCTGACAGCCTCGGCGTCACGACGAACCACGGTTTCCGCGTCGTGGATGGAGGTGGCACAGTGCCGATCACCAGCGTCGTCGCTGGCGCCGACACTGTGACCATCGAGTGCGGTTCAGTACCAGCGGGGGCGGTATCGGTGCGCTACGCACTCGACTACCTCGGGGCGGGCTTGGAAATCGGCTCGGGTGCCAGCGGCACGCTTCGGGATAGCGCCCCCGATCTGATTGCAATCGACGGGACGGGGTTCCAGCTTTTCAACCCGGCCCCGCACTTCCAACTCATCGCATATAGCATCGAGGTCTGATCATGGCTGTTACCCCTCTTAAAATCAAAGTCTCTGGTGCCGACTTCTCGGATAACGCCGTCGGCCGGATGCTCCCCCTCACAAGCAACCGCACCAACTTAATCGGCGAGTATGTGTTCGGCGGCAGCTTGACCAGAAGCCGCTGGAACGGGGCTGACCCGTCGAAACATCTTACGGTACTTGGCACCCCGACCTATGGCAGCGGATTTGTGACCCTTGCGGCTGCGAATTGGTTCGACACTGTTATTACCGAAAGCCAAGAGTTTACGGCTCTTGTTATAGCGGATGCCGTCGCAACATCTGCCGCGTATGTGACCAACTTCGATGGCACGAATGGCGGGAACTATATGTCGCTCTACCGCAACACAGGGAGCTTCAATCTTGCGGTATCAGCAACAGACAGCACGGCGCAGAACATCGCATCCGCGGCAACGATCACTGGCTCTGATAGTGGGTTCCGGGGCCTCGCCATGCGAACGACCGGCTCTGTGGATTACACCTCCAAGCTGGACCAGTTCGAGTCTGGAGTTCGGGCGGGCGGAACCAGCACCACACACACCGGCAAGACACGGGACGTGCATGTTTCTCCGAGCTTCGCGCTGGGGTCAAGCCGGGGCAATGCGGGGATGACTGGACCGATCAACATGGCCGCTGCGCTGATCTGGAACGTCGCTCTTTCAGACGCTGCGTTGCTCGCAGCATATCAGGAAGCGCGCGCCGTATTGGCGGGTCGCGGCATCGCTTGCTGATCTGGCCATAGGGGCATGGGTGCGCCTGTGCGACGGCATCTGGGCTGCCGGGCGGCCAAAGACTGACGATAGGAGGGGCCGTTGAGGCCCCTCCGCTAGTCCTTTCGATACCGCTTGCCGCGCCAGCCGCCCGCAGCGATCGGCATCCCGTCGGCCCATGCCGGCAGATCGCAGATCAGACGCTCGAACTCGGCCAGATCGCCGAAGCCGCGGGGGACCTCGCACAGCATTTCGTCGTAGGTGTGGAGAACGATGCGGTAGCCCGCGTCTTCCGCCCGAAACATGCCGTTCACCAGGACGTCTCGGGCAGTTGCCTGCGTGGCCGACTGCACCAGATCCCCGCCGTAGGTCTTCTTCTTGGTCCATTGCTTCGTCTTGGCGTCGACGCCCCAGAAGGAGATGGCCGGCGATGTGTCGCCCTGGATGGCGGCCTTGCCGGCGAGCTCCAGCCGCTCGGCGGCTTCGCGTTCCATGACCTCGGCATCCAGCAGATGACCGTTCGCGTCCTTTACCGACACCCACACCTGCGAAGACAGGGACGGCTTGGGGAAGCACAGGGCGCGCCCCGAGGGCAGCAGCACCCACAGATAGCCGAACCGCACCACGAAGCGGCAGCGGATCGCCTCGGTGACGTAGCCGGGGGCCTCGATCGCCTCGCGCGCGGCGCTCTCTGCATCGCGCCACGATTGAGCAATGGCCGAGTTCTGCGCCCGCCAACCGCGCTTGATGGTCTCGCAGGCGATCCACGCATTACGCGAGATCGAGCGGGCACCGGACTGGTTCCGCGCGAAGCAGAACTCGTAACGTTTCGTCGCCTTTTCCTTGTCCTCGTCGGTGGCCGTCTCCCATACTGGCGCGTAGAGGCTATCCAGATCCACCCGGTAGTTGTGTGCCATCGTGACGAAGGCCGAAGCTCCACCTCCAAATCCAAGGCTCAATTCCGAGGTTTTGCCAATGGCTTGACGGGCCCAATGCTTTTTCGTCACCTCGCCGAGGGGCAGGCCGAGGATACGGGCGGCGGTCTGCCGGTAGAGGTCCGGGATGTTGTCCGGGTCGGCGAAGATGTCGCGGATCGCTTCCAGCTTCCATTCTTCCCGGGCGAGCCACGCGATGACCGAGCCCTCGATGTTGCTGTAGTCGGCCTGCACGAAATCGTGCCCGGGCGCGGCCCAGATGAAGCCCCGCACCGCATCCGACAGCAGATGCATCGGCCGGCCCAGCTTCGGCCCGTACAGGGCCTGCACGTAAGCCGGGTCAGCGGAGCGGATGGTGTCGAACAGCAGGGCGACGTCCAGCTTCGCGTCGTCGTATTCCTTTCGGGTTCTCGGCAGGTTCGACACGTTGACGCCGGTCGACGACCAGCGGCCGGTGTTCGCGCCGTGGTAGGTGTAGCAGCCCCGGACACGGCCATCGCAACTGGCCCGGTCGAGGAAGCCCGCGATCTTCGTCACGGACGTCTTGCCGCCCTCGGCGCGCAGTTCCAGCACGCGCCGGACGTCCTCGGGCACGTCCTCCTTTGCCAGGGTGTCGGAGATCGTCGCCTTGTCGAGGCTGTCCAGAAACACGCCTCTGCTCTCGGCCCACGCCTTCAGCTTACCGACCTCGGAAACCCGGCGGACCTCGCCGTGCGTGGCCTCGCGGACGTCCTGGTCGATAAGGCCCTTGGCGCGCTCTGCCAGCGCCACAGCGGCACGGGCCGACGTGACGTCGATCCGCAGCCCGCGGTCGTTTATCGTCGCGTCCAGCATGGCGACCCGGCGCTCGGCGTCGGACAGCGGGACCAGCCGGGCGCGCGCCGCCCGCTCCACCTCGACGTCGGTCTTGCAGTAGGCCGCGAACAGGCCGAAATCGACGGGGTGATCTTCTGGCGCCTGAAAGGTCTTGTCCTTGGTCGGGATCGAGAACTTTCTGATCAGCCGCATCCCTTCCTTGTTCTTCTGCACGTCGAGCCCGAGCGCCGCCGCAGCCCGCCCCAGAGAGGCAGGGATGGCCATTGCGACGGCCATGTGCATGGTGTCGGACCATTGCTCCAGACGCGGCACCGGCCAGCCGTAGCGCGGCCCCAGGACGCGGTCGAACGCCAGCCGCTCGAAACCGCTGGCGTTCCAGCCGCTGACGACCCCACCGGCGCGGATATGGGCCGCCAGAGCGGCCGGCATCGGATCACCGCGCAGCCAGGTCGACACCGGGCCGTCGCCGATCGCGTAGCAGGCGATCAGCACGTCGGTCGACGGGTCTTCCCAATAGGCGTAGGAGCCGTGCTTCGGCAGGTCGATCAGCGATCTGGTCTCCAGATCGACATATGCGATGTCTGTCATGGCTCAATCCTCGAAACCTGCACGCCGGCCTCGGCTAACATGATGGCCGCCGCCTCGAACTCTTCGGCCGGCATGGATGTCTGGTTGGGGCCGTAGATCACGGCCGCGACGCCCGCCTGGATCAGCGTTCGTGCGCAGCCGGAGCAACAGGCGTGCGTCGTGTAGACCGTGCAGCCCGCCGCCCGGATGCCCTCGCGCGCCGCGAAGGCGACAAGGTTGGCCTCGGCGTGGCTGGCGAACAGATATTTCGCCGGGCGCTCCCGGCGCTCCGGGGTGTCCTCGACGCCGCGCGGCGGCCCGTTGAAGGCGCAGAGCCGCACCTCCCGGTCGGGCCCGACCAGCACGGCGCCGACCTGCGTGGAGTCCTTGGACTTCAGCGCGGCATGGGCCGCAAAGCCATAGAGATATGTCTGCCAATTCATCCGAACGCCCCTGCACTGTCTTGCGCCATTTCCGACATCATCCGAACGCCGCTTGATCGGACGGCGGTTGTGAAGGCACGGATGAATTGCGCCGCGGCTTCCGGGTTGATGGCATTGCCGTAACCGCGCAGTCGTCCCATTCGGGCGGGTATCCCATGAGCCAACGGGAATGTGCCGGACTCAACTGGCCGCCATTTACCATCCCGGCAGAACAGCCAGTCAGGATCTCGCCAGAAGCTGTCAGGCGCATCGGCCCCGCGACCGTGCATAATCTGACCGTCTGCCTGCTGCTGTCCGTGTTGCCCGCCGGGTTGTTGCCGTTCTGGGCTGGTGTTCCCGCCATTGGCGTCGGCCAACCCGCAAGCCCCGCCACCAGTCCGATCCGATCCGACCTGTTGCGCTCCGACCCGTCGGGGTTGATCCCGGTCGTGGCCATGCCCGGTGAGTCTTTCCAGTCGCGCGTTGTCGGCATCGGCCAACCGGCCACCGCAGATGCTTGGCTTAGATCCTGCGGCGACCCTTTGCGGCCTATTTCCGACAGCGACCCCTCGGCCGTTCTCACATTCTTCTCTCCGTCCGCTGCCCTTGACGTCGGCCAGCCGCTCCGCGGCGATGGCACCGAAGAAGGTTCGCTGTCGGATGTTCGGCGAGCCGACGCCCGCAGCCGGGATATCGCTCGCCCCGACGGTGTAACGTGCGGCTTCCAGCCGATCTGATAGATCGTCGAACCAAGCCCATGCAGGTTCTGCCGCAGCTCTGTTTCGAGCGCCGCTTGCAGCTTTTCCGAACACTTCCGCGCTGGCGACCTGTTCGCCAAACAGCATTCCGGGGCGAGCGGCCCCGACCAGGCTCGCAAATTTGGGGGAGAGATGTCTTGCATCGTTGCGGCCCTCCTGGCGGCCGGCGGGGCTGAAGGGTTGGCAGGGCGGCGACCCGGTCCAGACCGGCCGGTCGTCGGGCCAGCCTGCGCGCCGAAGCGCCCGCGACCAGCCACCGATCCCCGCGAAGAAATGACATTGCGTGAAGCCGCGAAGGTCGTCCGGCTGCACGTCGAGGATCGAGCGGCGGTCAACGACACCGGCGGCGATGTGGCCGCAGCGGATCAGTTCCTCCAGCCAGTCGCAGACCGCCGGATCGTTGTCGTTATACCAGGCCGTCATCCGAACACGTCCTCCGGGGCGACCTTCTCGGGGACCGGGTGGATCGCGGCCACGGTTGCTTCGCCGTCGAGGGCGCCCAGAAGCGCCACGACCGGATCGTCCGCGGTGACACAGCGCCAGCCGCCGTCGGCGGTCTTGCGGTTGCCCTGCCAGCGCCCGTCCGTGGTGCGCCACAGCGTCAGCCCCGTCATGCCGCGCGCTGCGGCGGTGCGGACCAGGGCGTCCATCACACGGGCCTCCCGCAGTCGTCGCAGCGCGCGTACCGGCCCGACGCTTCGTCGATGGCCGTCCCGTGGCCGGCGCGCATCGCCAGGATCGTCGCCCAGATCCGGTCCTTGTCGGGGTGCCGGTCGATCTCCAGCACGGAGAACGGCTCCGCGCCATAAGCCCGCGGTGACGGGGCGATCTCTTCATTCAGCAAAGTCATCTCGTGCTCCCATGCCCAAGGATCGGAAGAATTTGTCGTGGTGGGGTTGTGCGGGTGCCGGGTCGCCTTTCGCCCGGCGCTTGCGGTGCCACAGCGCAGTTCCGATGCGCCGGTTGTCCGAGTTCCGCTCGGCCTGGGTTGGCCGGGCGGCACGGATGAAGTGCTCGCCCTTCCAGTCCATCAGCCGAAGACGCCAAGGCGATCCGCGTAGAGGCCGATGGCCTCGCGCGTCTCCGCGTCCTTGGCGCGCAGCGACAGGATCGCGCTGAATGCCTTCATGTCGTAGCCGAGAGATTTCGCCTCGGCCTTGACATCCTTGATCTGCTCGGCGATCTCCTTCTGCTCTTCCTTCAGGTTCTCGACCCGCGAGAGCAGCTTTTCGAGATCGGCGTCGCCGCTGTTCGACTTTCCTTCGTCGGCCATTTGGCCCTCCTGTCTGTGAAAGGGGTTGGTCGACAGCGGCCCGGCGTAGGCCGCTGTCTTGCGTCATTTCCGACAAATCACCCAAACAAACCCGCGGCGCCGGCGCCCGATTTGGTCTCCGCAGGCGCTCCGCCCTCGTCTTCGATCTTCTCGAAGTGGTCTTCCGGGGCCGCGCTGCCGCCACCGCCGAGGCTTTCGCCGTCCTTGGCCTTCAGGATCATCGACGTGCCGAAGGTGATGCCCTTGCCGTTCTCCTTGTTCTCCCAGGTGAAGGCGTTCAGCACCGCGTAGCCGTAGTCGCCGCTCTTCAGTTCGTCCTTGCTGGCGATCGGCAGCAGCTTGCCGTTCAGCAGCTTCGGCCGGTATTCTTCGCCGGATGCGCAGCGGATGAAGGTGTGGCCGGGGAAGCCCGCGTGCGGTTCGCCGGTCTTCTTCGACTTGCCCTGCTTGCCATCGCCGTCGAGGAAGGGCGACTTGATGATCCCGTCCTTGATCATCTGGATGGCCTTGTCGCCCCATTCCTCCTTGGCGGCTTCGGCGGCGAGGTTGTGCAGCGCCGAGAGGTCGCCGCTCTTCGGGAACAGGATCGTCACGTTCCACTGTTTCTTGCCCGACTGCGTCGTTTGCAGTTCGAACAGGCCCTGGGTGAACGCGAAGCGACCAAGGAGGCCGACTTTCTGGGTGGAGAGGTCTTGCGATCGAGCCATGATGTTACTCCTGGATGGCTGTGAAATGTTGCTCGACCGGCGTGATCGCCGGGCGAATGGACCCGTCCAATCGGACGAGGTTCGTGCTGCTGCTCTCTTGCGAGGACAGCCCTGCCAGTGCCGACGCATCGGCCTTGGCTTTCTTCAGCGCGTCCCGAACCTGTTTCGGGGTGCGGATCTTGGGGGCGTTCAGCAGCTTGTCGTCTGCCAGCCCCGCCGCGCGGGCCGCCGCGATGGCCTTCTTCTCAGCCTCCGCGTCGATCCATTTCTCCCGCCCGACCTTGTCGACGAGGCCATAGCCCGGTGCGGGCTGGCCCATCTCGGCCATGCGGTGTTCATGCGCCCTGACCTGCTTGATCCAGTCCTCGACCATGTCGAGCAGGTCGAGGCGCCGGGCGCGTTCCTCCGGCGAGCCGCTGTCAGGCGCGTTGGCCAGCTTCGCCTCGTCGGTGATCGGGTCGAAGTGCAGCCCGACCGCGTCCTCGGCACGCTTGCGCAGCGCCGGGCAGGAGCCCGCGGCCTTGCAGAACGTCTCGCGGCAATGGTCGCCCGGCGTCAGCCAGGTATCGGCCCACGCTTCTTCGGTCAGCGTGCCGGTGATCATGGCGCGGGCCTCGATCGCGGCTTTCGCGCGGCCCATCGCCCGCAGCATCTCCACCGACCATTCGACGAGATCGCCGACGGTGAAGGTTTCGCTGCGGATCCGGCCTTCCTTGTGAGGGGCGCGGGGCTGGACGATCGTTACCGTGACGCGGTCAACGTCCAGCCCCTGATTGGCTAGCATCGCGCCGAGGGCATAGGTGCGCAGCTGCGGATTGCCCATCGCCTCCACCACGACCCCCCGGCCGCCTTTCAGATCGACGATCTCCAGCCGACGTTCTGCCGGCAAATAGATCACCGCGTCGCCCGTGCCGCCCGCGTCGAAGGGCGGGTCCAGAGCTTCGAGGCTGAAGCGTTGCTCGATCCACAACGTGTTGACGTGGCCATACTGATCGCCCGTCCCGCCGCAGTAACCGCACGGGCTGCTGTCTGTAGGGCAGTCCTTGGCCACACCGGAGCCGCGGCACTCGTCACATTTTTCGCCGGCGATCCAATCCTGCTCGCCGAACCCCTTCCGCACATAGTCGACGTATTGCTGCGCCGTGTCGGCCATCTCTTCGTCGACCTCGAAGGAGAATTTCTTCCCTTTCTCGGTCGTGCCGATGAACCGATCGGCGTCGCCGCCGTCCCGCAAGCACCGCTCACCGAGTTGATGCGCACAGGTTCCCCAATCGGCGGCTTCGCCGCTGGTATCGGGCAGGTTCATCGTCAGGGCCAGCGCGCCGGGACAGGCAAAGTTGCGCTTGGCCGCCGACGCGGACCACACCGAATGCTCCCGGTCCGCGTGATGTTGCTGTGTCATGGGCGGGCAAACTCCCCGAATATCTCCGAAGCAGCTCGGACGTAGGCCGCGTGTGCTGCCTCGGGGGTGGAGTGGTAGCCGAGCGAGATTTGCCGGCCTTTGTGCGTGATGCAGGCCCTCCAGGCCCCACCCGCTTTGTGCCACCCGACGCCCTTGAACCCGCTGGAGTTGTCGCTACGCAAGCCTTTGTTAGCCTCGTTTTCACCCCTGCTGGCTTCGCGGAGATTGGCCCAACGGTTGTCGCGCTTGTCCCCGCTCCTGTGGTCGACCTCGACCGGCCAACGCCCTTCTACGATAGCGAAGGCCAAGCGGTGCGCAGCGTAAGGGCGGCGCGCAATCGTCCCGTAGAGGTAGCCGTTTCCGTTGTCGCGGAGCCGCAGAGGCGATCCCGCGGCCACGCCGCGCGGCGGGACCAACCAGGCAAAGGTCCCGGTCGCGGGGTCGTAGGCCAGTCGGCGCTGGACCTCGACCGCACTAAGAGGCGATGTCGTCACGGCAGCACCTCACTGAAGCTGGTCCACTTGCCCGGCGCGTAGACATGGACAGGCATCCCGGCGTTCGAGAACACCAGCCAGCCCGTGTCTTGCGAGTAGAAGAACCGCTCGGCTTCGATCTCGACGTCGTCGTACTCGGCCGAGACGCAGACGGTGAAGCGGCGAAGGGCGCTCATTCGACCCACTCCCCGCGCAGCACGCAGTGACGCGCGGGCATCATGGTCTTCGTGGCCGCGTTGAACTGCATCGTGGTTTCGTGCTGGAGGCAGGGCCCCTTGCGGTCCTCGTTGATGCCCGCCTGGATTACGAGACCGAGGCCGAGCATCAGCCAGACAGCGGCCGGGGCGAAGGCTGGGGCGAAACCGAAATTGCGGCTGGCCGCGAAGCTGAACCACCCAAAGAGCACGGCCACGTAGCCGACCACCACCGCGGCAATGACAAAGCCCATCACACCGCCTCCCGACCATAGGGGTTGTTCTCGATCGCGGCCCGGATCGCCGCGACGGCCTTGCCGTAGGCTTCCGGCCGGTCCGGGATCTTCGACAGCCCGTCGATGCCCTTGCCGAGGGCCGACACGAAGATGGCCGCGCGGTCAGCGATCATGTTGGCCATCTGCGGGGGTGCCAGGCCGGCACCGTCGAACTTCTCGCCGTAGGCGACAAGCGCGTCGATCACGTCCTGCTTGGTGGCGGTCGGCGCCGGGGCGGGCGCGGCATCTTCTTCCTTCGGGGCCTCGTGGGCTTCCAGCAGCGCGATCGCATCGACGATCTTGTCCGCCGGGCAGTCCGGGATGTCGCAGCCGATGATCTTCGGCACCATCTTGACCGTGTAGGCCATGCCGAATTTCTTCTGGAAGACGCCGACGGCCTTGCGCAGGTCATCCAGCGTCAGGTCGTCGCCGCGGGTTCCCGCGACCTCGGCGGCCTCGTCAGCAGCATCTTGCGCTGCGTCCTCGGGGCTGGTCGGGTCGATGCGCTCTTCGCCGGTCGAGATATTGGCCGCTGAGGCGGTCGTCTCCGTCGAGGTCTCGATAGCGTCGGCCGCTTCGTCCTCGGCGATCTCTTCCTTGGTGCGCCGCGCCTTGCCCGGCGAGGGCTTGCCGCGTTCGCGCTGCGGTGTCTCGGCCTTGGGGGCCGGCTCGGCCGCGCGGGGGTCGAATTCCGCGTTGGCCGCTTCGACGGCCGTGCTACCGCGGCTGCCGACGGGTGTCACGTCGTTCGGCGTGTCGGGCTGCGCGGCGGCCGGCGCGCTTTCATACCGGCCAAAGCCAAGGGCCGACATGGCGTTGTCAATGTAGTGCGACACGGCACCAGAGCCGACGTATTCCTCGGGCACGAGGATTTCGATTTTCAGTGTCATCTGGGTAGAACCTCCTGGATTGTCTGGACCTTGCGGAGCAGGGTGCTTTGGATCGCTTCGTGGACGGACCCGGCAATCGCAGCGACCCGAACGCGGGGCTGCCGGGTTTGGCTGTGGTTCGTCACGCGAAGGGCCATCTGGGCGCCGTCTTTTGGCACCCAGGACATTTCGACGAACATCAGCTCCGATGCGGCAGAGAGGTCGATTGCCTCCCCGGCCGCCTGGATCTGCGCGAGGAACACCCGCGCCTCCCCATTGTGAAAAGCGAACACCGCGGCTTCGCGGTCTGTCGGCTTTGTAGATCCGTCAATTCCGACAACGCCGACGTGCGAAAGCCCTTCCGCCAGCTCGCGGCCCACATCCTTGTGCCAGTAGGCGAGGACGATCTTGTCGAGGCCGCAGTCGAACTCTTCCTTGATGGCCTCCACGACGGCCTTCGCCACGATCCCGCCGGTCAGCCGCAGCAGCGGCCCGAGGTGCATCTCCAACGCCTTGGTGTCGCCCGCGTCGATCGCAGCGATCACCTCGGCGCCGACCTTGTCGGCTTCGCGCCGGGCGCGCTCCGAGACGATCAGCGGGAAGGTCTCGTAGATGGGCGGCAGGATACCCACGGCCTGCTGCGTGCGGCGCAGCATCAGGCCGTCGATCCGGTCGCGCAGCTCCTCGAGATTGCGCCCGCCGGTGATGACTGTGATCGTGCTCCACGCCGACAGCTTCTTCGGCCGCGTCGTGCAGTAGCGGTTCAGGAAGGCGTCGGGCGACGACACGTTCGGCCATCCCCTCGCCGGGTCGGCCACCAGCCGCTCCGGGGAGCCACCGCGCAGCATCGGATAGAGGTCATTCGGCGAATTTGGCATCGGCGTACCTGTCAGGCACCAGACGCGCTCTGCGGTCCCCGCCAGCGCGTAGCGCGTCAGCAGGTCGTCCTTCTCGCCGAAGGTGCCAAACACCGCCTGTGTGCGCTTGGCGTCAAAGTTCTTGGCGTAGTGGGTCTCGTCGAGGATCAGCAGGCCCCAGCGGCGGGACAGAAGTTGCGTCCGTGTCGCGGCTACGGCGATCGTCGGCCAGCCCACGATGGCGACATCCGCATCGGGGGCCAACGTGTCCTTGGGCGTCAGGATCTGGACCTTGCGCCCAAGAGCCGACCAGTCCGCGAAGCCTTTCCGCCAGACGCCCCGGCCCGAGGCCGTCGTGACGACCAGGATCGTTTCGGCCAGGCACATATCGGCGGCCATGATCGCGGCGCCTGTCTTGCCGACCCGCGGCGCGTCGGCGAGGATCGCAAACGATCGCTTCGCCAGGAATGTCGCGCCGTCGATCTGGTGGGGCATGGGTTTCATTTGGGCGCCCGGTCTTTCGGCGCGGCGCGCTTGACGCGCAGGTCGGCGACGTCGAGGCAGTAAAATCGGGCGTCAGTAGGGCCGTAGCACCCGCCGGTCCATTCCAGATCGCCTAGCAGGCTCCTGATGTCGGGCACCGTTGCGTCGGCGTCGGCGTAGACCGTCATGGTGATTTCGTAACAGCGAGTGTTCGCTTTGGTTTTGCTGGACATCATGTTCACCTGAAAATCTTGTTGGTCATGTCGGCTCTTGTCTTGCGTCATACCAGACACGGGAGTCACGGTTCGTCAAGTGGGATCTTCACGCCGTTCACCTCGGCGCCGGTCAGGGCGTAGCCCACCGTGTCCACCCAGCTGTCGTAATGGTCGGGGGTCTCGCACAGACGGGCCAGCTTCAGCAGAACCATCATGGGCGACACGTCCTGCGCGGTGATCATCACCTCACGCCCCGTGTTGGCCATGTAGGCGGTCCAGAACCGGGCGATCCGGTCAAAGTTGTCCTCGGGCGTCCCGTAGGCCCCGCGGCGCGCTCCGTCGACGATGCGCTTGGCCTCGTCGGCGATGTGGGCCTTGACGTTCATCCGAATGCCTCCTGTTCGGCGCCGATCGGGCGCACCGTGATCCACATGCCCGGCTTGTCGCCGTAGCGTTTCTCGAAGGACGACCGCACGACTTGGCCGTCGTCGCCCCACACGACCATGTTCAACGCATCGACGCTCTTCTGAAAATTATCAAAATCGGGCTTTCGCGTCGGCCATTCCGTGCCTTCTCGGGCCGCTGTCTGGCGCTTCTTCGGCCACGATTGGGCGATCGGCACCACGACAAGCATATCCATCTGCAAGGGCCCCTCCAGCGGCGGGCGGTCTCCCATGACCTGCATCGCGGCGTATTTCAGCGCGGCCTCGAAGGCCCGCGTCTTCTCGGGCGTGTAGGTGTGGCCGGTGGCCTTGGCGAACCGGGGCCGACCTTTGGCCACTGGAACGCCAAGGACAACGATCTCGATCATCCGAACGCCTCGGGACCTTTCCCGATGCCCGGGTGCCGCGGCCAAGGCCGCCACGCTATCGGCGGAACGTCCTTGGTGAACATGCACCAACGGCCTTCCTTGGCCAGCCAGCGCGAGGGCGTCACTGTCGTCCCGTCGGCCCCAGCGACGAATATCGTGACCGGGACGTGCTCCTGCACCTCGACCTCGTTCTTGCCGATCTTGCGGGTGATGACGCGGGTCTCGCCACGCGGCGCGGAGGCCATGTCGAAGTTCCAGCCGGTCATGCCGCCAGTGCCTCCCGCATCCGCCGCAGGTCCATGATGGCTCGGCCGCAGCGTTTCCGCATGGGCAGGGACTCGGAATAGCGGGCGATCATGATCAGCGTCTCGCGGGTGTCGAGCGCCATGTCGGCTGTCAGCGTGCCGTCGGCGTTGGCTGTGCGGGCGTCGCGGACGACTGTCCAGAAAAGCACGGCTTCGCCCGGCAGCAGGGAGCGGGCCGTCATGCGCCCGCCTCGAAATAGGGAGACAAGGCGACGGGCGCCCCGCGCTCTTTCTCCAGACAGAAGAGGAGGTTCAGCACCTGGGCGTCCGACACCTTGCCGCGTTTGACCCATTTGCGAACGGTTTCCTCGTCCGGGACATTGGCGACGCCGGCAGCCCGCAGTCGTGCGGAAACCCTGCTGGTATCGGAAAAATGCTCGGTGAGGAATTTGACACTGCCGAATGTGGACATGCTCGTCTCCCTGTCTGCCTACCGTCTGATTTGTATGTCAGGCATGGCAGACAGGTCAACACCTTTTTTGCCGCCATGGCGGTTGACAAACTGTCTATTTGCGTGGCATACATACGACATACTAAATCCACGTCCCGACAGGAGCCTCCCCCGTGGCCAGAAAAGTCAGAACTTTCATCAGCGGCGACTCGGCGGCAGACGCCCCGCTGACCCCCAAGCACCTTACGAAACAGGAGTTCGGACGACGGTTGTACAAGCTCCTGATCCAGAAAGGCTGGACCCAGAGCGAACTGGCCCGGCAAGCTGGCCTGTCCCGGGACAGCGTGTCAACCTACGTGCGCGGCTCGTCTCTCCCTGAGCCGCTGAACCTGGAGCGCCTAGCCAAGGCGCTCGACGTGACGACGACCGATCTGCTCCCCAACCACGCAGAGGCGGCCATCGACGAAGACGTGCCGAGCCTGGAGCTCAGGGTCAGCACGGTCAACGGCTCGCTCAGCTACCTTCGCGTGAACCGCCTCGTCTCGACCCCGACCGCGATGAAGGTGCTCGAGATCCTGAACTCCGACGTGCTGCCGGACACCTCTAAATGACACTCCTGAAGGAGTGCGAGGTCGCGCAGATCCTCCGCTGCTCGACATCCAAGATCAAGCGCCTCCGGCTCTCGGGTGCGCTGCCCTTCATCCCGGGACGCCCGGTCCTGATCGACGAAACCGATCTGAACGCATATCTGGAGCGTATGAAATGTCGACCCCCAAACTCACTAAAGCCGACAACGGCTACTTCTACGCCATCTGGTCGGACAATGGGCGATCCAAACGCAAGAGCATGGGCACGCAAGACCGTGCTGTTGCGGAAAATCGGTTCGGCCAGTGGCTCCTGATCCGCAACGAGGCCCCCTCGGCCCCGGGTGAGATCTACAAGGTGGCCGATGTCTGGGAAGTGTACTGGACCCGCTACGGCAGCACAACAACAGGCGCCGCAACGCTGGCCTTCAACTGGAAGGCGCTGGAGCCGTTCTTCGGTGAGATGGCCGTTGGCCAAGTCGACCAGGGCGCGGTCGATGCCTACGTGGCCCGCCGGACAACAGGACGGCTCGGGCGCAAGGTGAAGCCGCAGACCTGCCGGAAGGAACTCTCCGCGCTGTTCGCCGCACTTCGCTTCTGCGCCCGGGCGCCCCACAAGCTCTACGACGCAGCCACGGTCCAGCCCGTCGATCTGCCCGAGGCCGCCGACCCGCGCGACCGCTGGCTGCGGACCGAGGAGCTGCAGAAACTGCTGAATGCCGCGGCGCGCCTACGCCGGGGCGACCGGCTGTCGCGCGTCGAGCGGTTCCTCTGGCTGGCGCTGGAGACGGCCGCCCGCCAGCAGGCCATCCTGGACCTGACATGGGACCGGGTCGACTTCGAGGCCGGCGTGATCCACTACGACGTGCCGGGCCGCAAGAAGACCAAGAAGCGTCGCGCGGCGGTGGCTATCTCCAAAGCCCTACGGCCGGTGCTGGAGCGCGCCTATACCGAGCGCCGCAACAACCTGGTGCTGGACAACGGGGCGCGCTGCTGGACCGCCGTGCAGCTCGTGGCTATCGAGGCGGGCCTCGGCGGCGTCAAGCCAGCGCCCCGCCAGAAGCCCGCCGCGACCGGGATCAGCCCGCATGTCCTGCGCCACACGGCGGCTACCCATATGGCCCGTCGGGGCGTCCCGCTCTACGCCATCGCCAAGATCCTCGGGAACACGTCCCAGATGGTCGAGAAAGTCTATGCCAAGTGGGCCCCGGACGATCCGGCCGGGACCGTCGACAAGATCAGCAACAGCCTGTTGGAGGCAGCAGAATGAAGTGCGAGCACGTCTATAAGAACGGGTCTCCTTGCAAAGGGAACGCGGTGCGCGGGCTTAACCTGTGCGACGTTCACGGGTTCCGAGTGCGGTACTTCATCAAACTAACATGGCAAGCGCAGCCGGGGGACCACTGGACCAAGAGGCAGAAGGCCGTGTGGCCCGTGCTATTTGACACCACGGAGCAAGCCTTGGATCACCTTCGGAGCGTAGACGTCTACCGGAACCTGCACGGGCGCCGTAAGCTGACGGCCGCGGTCGAGCCGACCAGAAAGCGGTTCGCGGTCCGACACCTTGCCCGAGTGCAAGGAGCCGCGGAATGATGGGCTTGCGTGCGCAAATCGCCCCTGCTATGGAGCACCTGCTTGCGCACAAAACGCTCGACTCGGGCATGTTTGACAGACAGACATGACCTACAACGACCGACAACGCCCCGACAAGGCCGCGTCGATCTGCGAGGAAAACCGGGGAAATCGTTGTAGGGCAAGCTGTAGGGCGCTGTCGGGTGACAGTCTTGACATCGTAGTGGTCACAGGTTCGATCCCTGTCGCGCCCACCAACTTTCCCCTCGCAAAATCAACGACATGGCGGGGCGCCCTACACAGGGCGCTTTGCCCGACAGACAGAAATTTGCGCATATCTTTGCGCACCTTTTGGGGGATTTGAGATGAGGTGTTTGAACTGCGGCCATGAAAACGACCGCGTGTGGTACGAACCCCTACGCCAGCCGCTTCGCCCTTACCTTCGCGAAGGCGCGACCCCGGCAAGGGAGAAGGCGTATAGGCGGTGGGCCTGTGCCAAATGCAGGCGTTACCACTTCCCCGATGGGTCGCTGTACAAGAACCCGTTCCCCGAGACTGCCGAGGCGTTAACCGAACATTCCGGCGATCCCCTCGCCGAATAGCGCCTGCTTGCGGCGCTGTGCTTCGGCCTCTCGTTCCTCACCTCGGCGGCGGATCTCCGCGCCGGGGTCTGGAGCCGCCGCGCCGAAGGACGGCATGATCGCGGGCGTGCCGAGGCCGCCGGCAGCGCCGAACATCCCCGCCAGCCCCATGTTGACCGGCGGCACGGAAGGGCCAAAGGACAGGTTCTCGCCGCCCAGCAACGCGGCGGCCTTGGCCTGGTGCGGCGCCATCTGGTTGTTCACCTTGTCGGCCACCGTGCCGGGCGCGCCGCCATTGTTCGCGTCGCTGGCGTTGTAGCGCCCCGGCGCGCCGGCGTTGACAATGCTATAGGCGTCCAGCAGCCCCATGCCTGGCTTGTAGCCGTTCTGCCGCAGGTAGCGCACGACCGCGCCATCCGGGCCCAGCTGCGACCCGACCGGGTCTTGCCAGTTCACGCCATACTGCCGCGCTTGTGGCTCGCCGAACTGGATCAGTCCGCGGTGTTGGCCCCACTGCGTCGTCGGGCCTGCCTGCGTGGGCGAGAACGTCCCGCCGGTCTCGTAGGAGATGATCGTGGCCAGATCGGCGGGGTTCATCCCGAGCGACCGCGCCGACGCGATGATCCCGTCCCGGATACGCGGGTCCATTCAGCGGCCCTCCTGTATCGCATCCATCAGGGGATCTTCCTCGGTCTCGCCGGCCTCGAGCGCGTTTAGCACGTTCGTGCCGCGCGCGCCGTATTTCTGCGTCATCATCTGCTTGTAGGCCCCGGCGGTGGCCGGGTTGTACCGCTCCAGCAGATCGGCGGCCATGCCGGGGTTGTTCACCACGGCGGCGGTCAGCTGGTCGATCGCCCGGCTCTGCACCTGGGCCGACTTGTTGCGCAGCCAGGTCGACATGACGTCCACCACGGCGATCACCGGCGACAGCTGGCCGCGCTGCACCGACCGGGCGCGCGAGGCGATAGAGGACGTCGAGAGCGACGGGTCGAACTTGCCGGTCAGAGCCTGCGCGGTGCCAGACGATCCCGGCGCCCGGGCGCGCGTGCTGCCGTCAGCGGCGGCCAGCGCCTCGAAGACCTTGCGGATGTTCGCCAGATCCTCGGGGTTGTCGGACCAGAGCTCGTCGGCCGCAGCCGCGAATTTGGGGTCGTCGATCAGGTCGCGCAGCACGCGCCCGTTCCAGCGCGCCCCGCCCTCGGTGTTCGCCGCCGAGAACTGGCCGCGGTTCTTGACCTCTTCCCAGAGCGCCGATTTCAGGTCTTGTCGGGCGGTCGGGGTGTTGGCCCGCTCCGCCAGCTGCTTTGCTGCCGCGCGTGGATCCGGCGCGTTGATCATCGTGCGCACGCTGTCCGTCACCCGCTCGTTGCTGTAACGCAGGTAGGAGCCTTCCGGCGTGCGCGTCGAGGTCAGCGCGGTTTCCGTCTCGCGCGCCGTCTTCTCGGCTGCGTTCAGTTGGGCGCGCGTCGTGCCGGCCGTCTCCAGCGCGGCGCGCAGCTCGGGGAACTCGGACAGCAGAATGCCCCGCTCGCCCACATAGCGGCCTAGTTGTTCGGGCTTGTCCAGCAGGCCGCGCTGCACGACTTCGGAGCGGACCTGATCGGCGAGGCCGTCACGGACCCGCTGATCCGACCCGGCTTCCGTCAGCAGCGCCCGCAGATCGGTGACACGGCCCTGGTCGGGCTGCGCGAAGGTCGACGGCACGGCGCTGTCGTCCAGCGCGTAGCCGCCGCCCTCGCGCGGGCGCAGGACGCTTTCGATCCCGGTGCCGGGGCGCTCGAAACGGTCGGCCACATCACGACGCTGCGCCTTCGCCGCGTCGAACTTGGCCATTTCTTCCGGCGGCAAGTTCTGCGCGATGAAATCGTCCAAGGGGTCGAGATACTGGCCGCCGACATGCGCGGCGCGGCGCTGACCGGCCGCCCTATTCGTGCGGATGTCATCGGTAAGCCCTTGGCGCACCGCCATCACCTCGGACAGCGGAACGCCGTCGGGCGCTGCGGGCGGCTGGCGCATCATGGGCTGCCCGGAAGCGTCCAGCAGCCCGGTCGGGACCGGATCGGCCGGCGCGGGCGGCGCCAGCTGGGCCGGGACGTTGGCCTCGCTTGGGCGGAAGCGCGCGGCGTCGTTGACCGGCAGCCGGGCGTCCACCGCGCCGAAAGCTTCGCGCAGCGGGGCTCCCGGCAGGATCACGCCGTCGTTCAGTTGCCCGTAGGCATCGCGGACGCCCTGCTGCGCCGTGCCGTAGGCGTCAGCCACGCCGGCGCGCACCGCGGACCCGCGGGCCGTCGCGTCGGCCATGCCGGGCTGCAGCCCTGCGACCTGATCGCCGAACATCTGGCGCAGGAAGTCGGCTTCGCTCTGGACCTCGGCGATCCGCGCGTCGACGCCGGCCTGCAGGTCCGCGCGGAACCGGCCGGGCGAGCCGACCGGGGCCAGTTCGGTCATGCGGGCGCCGATAGCCTCGTCGTTCCCGACGCGGCGCGCATTGGCCGCTCCGGGCGCGACCGCGTCGGCGTTGTAGGCGAAGGTGGACAAGCCCGGGTCGCTGGCGCGATCCGCCAGGTTGGCCCGGTATCCCGGCACCGCCTGCTCGACCGGCGCGGCGATGCGCAGACCATCCGCGAGCGGCTGCGTGTCGACGCGGCCCGTGCTGGCGAACTGCTGGCCGAGTCGGGTCGAGGAGTTGATCAGCCGGTCGGCGACGGCCTGCCCGGCCACGTCGTCCATCATGCCGGGGCTACCGGTGGCGCCCGCCGCGAGGTTGCGCAGAGCGCCCAGCAGGCCAGCGCCCGCGGCGGTGCCCAGCACGCCGCCGAACGAGCCGAGAGTATCGGACAAAGGGCCGGCGTTCGGGCCGGCGGCCTCGTTCGCGATGCCGGCGCCCGCGCCGGCACCCACGGCGTACGTGCCTTCTCGGGCAGCGAGACCGCTCGGGTTCACCGCAGCCGGTTGCAGCAAGGCGCCGGTCAGCGCCTCGCCCAGCGTGCGCGGGGAGTTGGCCATGCGGTTCATGGCGCTGACGCTCTTCCCGCCGGCGTAGGCTAGGCCGCCAGCCATCGGGACCGTCGTCGCGCCGATCTCTTCCCCGATACGGTTGATGACGCGCTCCAGCCCGTTCTGCGGCTGGTAGTCCGGGATCACCCCGCCCCCGCGCAGGATCGTGTCTATCGTCTCGCGCCCGCCTACCGGACTGTCGGTGATCGGGCCAAAACCCTGCTCGCCCGGCAATGCGTTCAGCACACGCGGGGCGTTGTTCATCAGATCGACCGGCGCACCGACCGCCATAGCGACGCCCTGCCGTGCGCCATCGCCGAGCGCAGACGCGGCGCCAGAAAGCGTAGGCATGGCGGGCTTCGGCGGCGCCGGGAGCGGGGCGGGCCGGAAAGCGGCCCACGGATCAACCGTCGGGGCTGGCGCGGCACGGAAGGCGGCCCAGGGGTCTACTGCGTCGGCCATTACGGCACCACTCCCGTCGTCCCGTCAGGCAGCAGGATCGGCGTGCCGGACGGCAGCTGCATGGCCTCTTCGGGAGAGTTCACACGCCGGGGCGTCGCCGGGGGAGGCGCGGCGCCGGGCAGGTTCTGCAGCATCCCGCCGAGGCCGCCCGGCGCCGCGGGGGCCATCGGGGCCGCGGGCGGCGCGCCAGGCGCCGGGGTGCCCGGGCCGAGGCCGTTCGCCATGACGCCGCGCAGGATGCCTTCCTGGTCCTCGATCAGGCTGATCGCGGTCTCCAGACGGGCGGCGCTGTCGGCCTGGTTGCCCGTGAGGCTGTCCAGCCCGAGAGCCGCGCGTGAGGCCCGCAGCATCTCGTTCGAGAGCCGTTCGCCCGTCGTGGTCTTGGCGTACTGGAAGGCCAGCAAGTTGGCCATCATTTCGATCGCCGGGATGTTCGGGTCGAAAGCGCCTGCGAGGCTGCTGTCGGCCGCGCCGCGCTCGATGTCAGCCATTACCTCCTGCATCCCGCCGCCGAAGAACGCGCCGAGCTCGCCGCCGGTCTGCAGGACGTTCTGCGTCGTGCCGCGCAGCCAGCCAACCGCGCCCTGCGACGCAGGGGCCGAGATGATCAGGTCGCGCAGCCGGACGGCCGTGTTCTTGGCCACCGTGATGTCGATCAGCTGCTGCTCGATGTTGTTCTGCACCGGCTTGCCGAGGCCCGTCTGATCGGGCGTGCCGACCGTCGAGGGCACATCGTAGGGCATCATGTTCGCGGGCGCGGGCGAGCCGTCCTCCAGCGTGGAAAGGCCGGTGTTCGGATCGAACACGCCGCGCGCCGACCGGCCCGTGTTCGGGTCGCGCAGGATGACCTGCTTCTTCGCCGCCTGCGATCCCGAGTTGTTGTAGGGCGTCTGGCCGATGGCATCGGGCCGCAGCACGTTGGTCGGCGCCCCGTCCGCGCCGAGGATCGCCTCGATCGGCGTCGAGCCAAAGACGATCGCTTCGCGCTGGTCTTGCGGCAGCTGCAGATAGTCGAGCCCTTGCGCTTCGTCCATCGACAGCGGCTTCGGTGCGCCTTGCTCGGGCGGCAGCGCGGGCAGGCCGAACTGCCCGGCGATGCCCTCGGGCAGCGCGGGCCGGATCTGGCCGGGGTTGAGCGGGCCGAAGGCACCGTTCACGACGGAAGCCTGCGCGGAAACGTCCTGCCCGCGGCGCGCGGTATCCGCCTCGACGCCGATCCCGTAGCGATCCGTCGCGTCGGTCGTGTCGACCTGATAGGTGAAGCCCTGCGGCGTCTGGCCGTAGTCCTGCACGCCGATCAGCGACGCCTGCTCCGAGGGCGTCGTGCCGCCCGCGAACAGTTGCGCCAGCTGGTCGTTCTTCTGCTTGTTGAGCCCCGCGACCGAGTAGGCCGCCACGTCCTGCGCGCTCGGCGGCCCGAAGGCCTGCGCGAGGTTCGTGAACGCCGCGCCCAGATTGGGGTCGTTATAAAGGCGATTTTGCGTGAAAGCCATTACTTCGCCCCGCCCATCCACGAGGGCAGCTTCATGCTGCCATCCAGCACCCCGTTGGTGATCCCGTAGTTCATCCCGACGCTGCCGGCGCCGCCCAGCAGGTCCGCCAGAAGCTGCATACCGCCACCGGACTGCGCGGCGGCCTCCAGCTCGTAGGGCAGCACGCCCTGCGAGCCCTGTTTGAACCCGCCGATCTGGCCGACCAGACCCGCGTTCCGTGCCTGGTCGCGCGACAGCCCGCCCATCGTGTCGCCGAAGGAGCGCAGCGCCCCTCGGGCGTTGGCCTGTTGGCCCGTGAAGGCTCCGGCCTTGGCCGACTGCTTGGCGATCTCCTGCGTCACGACGTCGTTCGACGCGCTCGGCATCACGGTCCCAGCGGCCACGTTCGCATCGCCGACGGCGGGGGCGGCGGCCTGCGGCGCGTTGGCGAAATACTGGCCGAGCGAGACGGCCTTCTCGTCCTGCTGGCCGTCAAAATCGTTGTAGCTGTCGCGCGAGGCGGCGTTCAGCACGGCGGCCTCGCGGTCGAAATCCCTCTGCCGCCGCCGCTCCGCGTCGAGCGCGGCGTCTCGCGCGTTCTGCTGCTTCTGCGAGGCCATGTAGTTAAGCCCGGTCGAGGCGGCCGTAGCGGCAGCGCCGAAGATCATTGGAAGGGTCCAGAACATGGCCTTACCTCACCGTGACGGAGTTGCTGGAGGGGGAGTAGAGCGTCGCGCTCCCCGACGACGGGTTGGCCCCGCCGTAGCCGTAGGCCCGGGCGCGCTCGGCGGCGACGGCCGTTCCGAGGCCGGACGTAAAGTCTGCGAACAGCCCCGTGATCGGGTTGTAGGCCGGGGTGGTCGAAAGCGCGTCGGCGCGGGCCAGCGACGAATTGGCGGCCCCCGCGGCGTCGCCGGTGGCGTTCAGCGTCAGGATCAGGTCCGACCGCGCGGTCTCGACCCCGTTCCTCGCCTGCGTTTCATAGTCGAGCGCCTGGTCGGCGATGGACTGCGATTGAAGGTCATACTGCTTTTGGAGTTCGCCGGCGAGCGAAGCCCGCGAAGAGCTTTCCAGCTGCCCGTTCCGCGCCAGCGCGAAGGTCAGTTCCTTCTGCGCGTCGGTGCGCTGGTCCTCGATCTGCGGCATGGCGAAATTCAGATACGCCTGCCGCTGCTGGTCGTAGAACCCGTCGTCGAACTGCGAGAACGTGGTGTCGATCGCCGCCGTGCCTTCGCGGATCGCCGCCTGCCGCTCCTCTTCCTGCTTGCGGTAGTAGTCGTCCTGGTCGCCGCCGCCCTTGCTACCCATCCTACATCTCCCGTCTCATCGCCAGCCCGACGCACTTGAACCCGAGCTTCGCAAGAAACTTCGCAGTTTGTTCTGTCTGAAAGCTGTTCTCGTTGCCCCCGATGATCTCGTTCGCGCCGATCGCTTCGGCCCAACGGATCAATTCGTTCATCAGGAGAGCGGCCGCCCGAGTTCCGCGCTTTTCCGGCTTGACGAACAATACCTCTTGCTGGACGAACAGTCCATCAAAACCGCGATGCACCGCATAGTCGCCCAGCAGGAAGCCAGTCAGCCCCGAGGCGTCCTCCGTAACCCAAAATACCGGGCTCGCCTTGGTGAGATAGTCCACGAACGTGGCGCGGAACCGAAGCTCGTTGAATACGCGGCTAGGGCGATGCTCCGCCGCGCCCCTCGCCATTTCCGAGACCTCGGCCATGTCGGCCAAATTTGCGAGGCGCGCCTTCATTGCTCGGGCTCGTCGCCGCGGTAGTGGATCACCGCCGAGGACAGGATCGCGGGGCCCTCGCCCTTCGACTTGAACCGCAGCGACAGGTGCGAGCTGGAGTGCATGAAGGGCACCCGCGGCCGGTTGAAGGACGTCTCGTAGATCCGCGCCACGACGCTGGCCGTATCGAGGTTGGTCGGCTCCATGCCGGCGCTGATCTCCCAGAGCCCGGTCAGCGCCACGTCGAGCGCCTGCCAGTCCTTCTTCGCCGTCGGGCGGTTCGCGTCCAGATAGGGCAGCCAGGCTTCGGCCTCGGTGGCGTCGTAAGCCAGCGCGCCGCTGCGCCCGCCATAGCTGTAGATCGTGTCCTGCGACCGCAGGTAGGGCCGCTGCCGGAAGGTCACGACAGCGTCGGTGTCGAAGGGCAGCGTGTAGGTCGACCACGCGCTGACCTTGGCGTTCTGGTAGAAGGTGAAGACGTAGATTTCGTCCTTCAGGATCAGCCAGAACCGCTTGTCGATCGGGTTGATCAGGCCGAACACGCGGCGCCGATCCTCGGCGGCCATGCCTTCCAGCTTCGTGACGATCAGGTCGTCGACCGGCGTGCCGATGTCCGTGGTGGCGGCCGCGTTGGAACTGTCCCGCGCGCGGAGCGACCGGAGCCCGGACCCATCCAGGTAGAACACGTCGCTGTCGCCAAACTGCGTGACCGAGCGCGGAAACTCCGTGCCGGTGTTCGCCAGAACCTGCGCAAGCGTGTTGTTGTCGGGGTCCGGGTCGATGAACCAGATCATCGTCACGGTCGGCGCGAAGATGGCCAGCTGGTCCTGGTAGCGCGCGATGGCGGTCAGCCGGTCGGCGTCCGCGTCCTCCACGGCCATGTTGATGAAGCCCGCCCCGGTCGTGTCGGTCGTCCACTTGGCCGGTTCCTGGATGCCGGAAAAGTGCAGCAGGCTCCCGGCGATGGCGTAAACCTTGGACCGGATGGTCTTGACGAAGGTGCCCGGGGTGTAGGCATCGTCGTCCTCGCCGTCGGCCAGCGCGACGCTGTTCTCGACGACAGGCCCCGTGGCCACTGCCGGGTCCGCCCCGTCCGCGAACGCCGTCGGCGCTCCGACCGTGATCGTCCCCGTCGTCTCCAGCGTCGGCGTGACGCCGTTGTGGGCGTCGGTGCGAGCGCGGGTGGACAAGACGACTGCCGTGCCCTCCGCACGCGCGCAAAAGGCGCTCCCCGTCTGGTTGACGAACGCCGCGACGAACTCTGCGGGGCTCGCATAGCCAAAGTCGGCGTAGGCGCCCGCAGCGACCGCCCCGCTGCTGATCGAAACGCCGCCGACCTTGACGTCGACGGTCGCGCTATAATCGACGGCGACCAGTGTGAACTGCGCCTCGGCGTAGGCTCCGCCCGAGGGGATCGTGCCGCCCGGGCCGTTGCCGCCGAAGAACGTCTCGGCCACAGTCGCGTTGAGCCCTCCGCCGGTCGAAAGCGTGACGACACGCCCGTTGGCGGCGGTGCCGACGTCCGCGGCGGTGACGATCACCCGGTTGCCCTCGGCGATGGCCGTGTAGTTGGGGGTCGATCCGTGCGAAGTGATCGCCGTGGCGACTGCGGCAGCGGTTCTGGCCGCCGAACCGGCCCAGACGACATCCGCCGATGTGACGTAGACGCCGTCCACCTTCGGACGGACCTTCGCATCTGTGTCGAGAACAACGCCGAAAATGTCCTCTAGCCCGTCGAGGGTATCGTCGCCCCCGAGGCTGCCGTTGTCCTCGATGATGAAAGACCCGGACGCCTTGGTGCCCTCGGGCGCTGGCGGGGCATCGGTCACAGCGACCTCGATCGCCGTGCCGTTCAGCGCGGCCGAGTTCACCGTCGCGGAGACAGTCACCGTCCTGCCGTCGACGGTGGCCGTGTAGTTCGGCGTCGAGGTGTGGCTGTTGATCGCGTCGACGATCGCTGCGGCGGTCGCAGCCGCGTCTGTCACCCAGGCGACGGGCGCGGCGACCAGATCCACGGCGTTGATCGAGGGCAGGAGTGTCGGGCCGAGCACGCCCGCGCCTTCGACGACGTCGAACGACCCCGAGGCTACGGCCCCGCCATAGGTGCCGCCCCCGGAAAGCGCGGTGCTGGCGCTTATGTCCAGCGACAGGCCCGCGACGACCGTGGCGGTGACGGGGCGCCCGTTCGGCGCCGCGCCTTGCGTGGTCGCCCGGACCACGACGGTGTCGTTCGAGGCAACCGCCCCGTAGTTCGGGCTCGACGTGGTCGAGTTGATCTCCGCGGCAATAGCAGCCGCCATCGCCTCGGCGTCGGTAGCCCACACGACCGGGTCGGTGATGATCGACACCCCGGCGACCTCGAGCCCGGTAAGGGTCGACGCCTGCGCGTCCGTGCCGCCCGCAAAGTTCGTGACGCTGCCGACCGTCACATCGCCCGCGGGCGTCACCAGCAGCACGCGCCCGTTCGCCGCGGTGCCCGCGACGCCGGCGGTGATCGTGACGACATTGCCGTCGGCAGTGGCCGTGTACTCGGGCGAGGACAGCTCGGAGGTGATCGCGGCGGCAACAGCGGCGGCGGTCGTGGCGTTGTCGGTATCGAACAGGACCGCGCCGCCAAGGATGTCCACCGCGTTCACGGTGATGGCGCTGATCGAGTTCCCGCCCCCGACGGTGCCGCCCGTCACCGCGAAGGTGGCCGTTGCCGCGGCGGTGCCGGTCAGGGCCCCGGACAGCACCCGGAAGGCCGCGCGGGCGCGGCCATCATACCAGTCCTCGACCCAGACGCCGTCGTAGAAGTGATAGACCGCGCCGTCGTCGAACTCGCCGACGGCGTAGATCAGGCCGGCGTAGAGATCGCTCGACAGGATCCGCACCAGCGTCGCGCCGGAGTCGGTCGGGTGCTGGAGCCGCTGATAGCCGACGCCCGTCGGCAGGGCCGGTGCTTCGCCGGAGCCGAACACCACGAGGCGCGTCTTGTCATAGGCAAGGCCGACAGTGCCGGCGGGCAGCGTGAACTCGGGCACGAAGGCGGCCCGCTTCTCGAACTCGCCGCCACGGGTGATGTGGCCGTCGCGCGCCCGGATCAGCACGCCGCCGGGGGTCGTCTCCGGGAGGCGCCGAACATCCAGCCCGCCGGTCATTTCCTTGATGTGGATCGTGCCCATCAGCCCACCGGCGGCTTGTAGTGCGCGACGAACGGCCGGCGCGGCAGCGCGCGGCGCCCCACCCCGAACATGCTGAAGCCGGGCGACTTGGACAGCCGCGCCTTCAGGCGGTTGTAATGCGCCTCGGCCTTGCCGCCCTTCACCCGCGCGTCCTCCGAACCCTGCCCCGCCAGATGGGTCGCAGCAGAGAAGAGCGCGAGCAGCAGGTCGTCCAGATCGGCGCGGTCGCTTTCGTTGACCAGCGGGCGCAGGTCGCGCACGCCGGTCAGGCGAAGGTAGCCCTCCTGGTCGGCCCCGGCGTCCACCTCGGGCACCGGCCACACCTCAATCTGTTCGCCCTCGTAGATGCGCCAGCGACGCGCCGGGGAAGCCCGGTCGGTCTCGGCGCTGTCATGGGAGGCGTAATGCTCGGCGCCGATGCCATTGACCAGCGGCAGCCAGACATCGCTATCCTTGGTGTCGATCTTCTCGATCCGGTCGATGCTGATCGTCTGGGCGGCGGCCGTGCCATCTTCCGACAGCGCGACGCGCGGATCGTAGAACCGCTGTCCGGCCTGCATCGGCAGGAACCGCTCGACCCGCAGATGCGGCCAGTTGAAGTCATCCCAGAGCCGGAACTGCTCGCTCTGGATCAGCGCGATCTGGCCGTCGCGCGCGTGGACGTTGTCAGCCGGCGACGGCGAAAGGCGCGCTTCCAGCCGGAAGTCGGTGAGGATCTTCTCAAGCGTGGAATTGCGCGCCATTCAGGTCAATCCTCTACGATCAGCCAGTCGTCCGCCAGCATGTCCGTCTGAGACGCCAGCCAGCCGACGCACATCGAGCCGTCGGCTGTTCTCATGTCGATGTGCGGCAGCAACTCGATCATGGTCTTTCCGGGGTTTACCCGCTCCAGCGCCCGCTGCATTTCTTCAGCGCGGTGCTTCGCCGCGTGCCCCATCTTGGCCTGCGAGAAAGGAAAGACAGAGCCCGGCGTCAGCGCCACCCACATGCCCTTGCCGTTCCACCCTTCGCGCGCGACCTTCTGCCCGGCCTTCATGGCGCGGATTGCGTCACCAAAATCCATGATCTGTATCTCCCTCAGCCCATCACGTTGCCGACTTCCGGCATGTCGCCGATAGCCGCATCATCCTCGTCTTCTGCTTCCTCTTCCGGCGGAAGAATGGCCTGCAGGATGTCGTCCTTCTTCGATCCCGCATCGACCTCGATCCCCTTCGCCTTGGCGTAGGCCAGCAGCTCGGCCTTGGTCATGCCGCCGACGGCCTTGACCGGGGCGGGCGCCTTGCGGGCGCGCGGGGCTTCCTTGAAGCAGATGTCCTCGAGGCCGAGTTCGTCGAAGGTCTCGAAGACCCGCGCCGCGGCGCCGGGGAACATCTGCACGACGATGGGCTTGTCCTCGCCATCCTTCGCGCGGCCGTAGGCGCCGATCAGGCGCTCGCGCTCTTCGCGGTTGGACCGCTTCGTGGTCTCCTCGAGGATCTCGATTTCCGTCACCGCGCCCTCGCCGTGGATGGCCACCAGAACGGCGACCTCGCCAGGCGTGACGTGGTATTTCGGGACGCTGGACAGCCCGTCCGGGCCGATGGCGACAATGGCGTTGGCGAGTTGCATTGGGTGCTCCGGGTGAAGAAAGGAGAGGCGGGGCCGAAACCCCGCCCCGTTGATCAGCGGGTGATGCCCGCGCTGTCGAGCGCCGCGATCACGGCGTTCAGCTTGTCGGCCAGCGACTTGATGTTGTTGTTCAGCGTGGTCTGGCTGAACGACGCGCCGACGTCCGCGATCGTGTCAGATGCGGTGCCGGTGGCGGCGGTCAGCGCCGCCGGGCCTGCGACCTTCATGCCGGGGTTGTAGGAACCCGACTTGGTGGAGTCGCCGAACGAGATGGTCAGCACAGTGGCCGCCGGCAAGGAGGCGCCGGTGTTGTTGGTCACGGTGATGTTCGACGCGCCGTAGCTGAAGGCGAAGCCGGGATCCGCCTGATCCCAGATGTCGTTCTCGCCGACAGCGACAACGCCGCCGGTCGCGCCGGTAAGCGTGGCCTGCGTGAAGCCGGACGGATAGGAGACGGTGAAGGTGCCTTCATCGGCAACGGCCGATGCCAGCGTGTGAGTGGTCTTGGCGATCGCGCTCATGGACCTGTTCCTTTGCTCGTGAGGGGGAAAGGCCCGGCGCCGAAGCGCCGGGTCGGTTCATCAGGCGATGTCGTAGACGCCGGAGGTGCGGAGCTTGCGCACGGTCAGCACGCCGGTCATGGTGATGCCGTTGTACATGACCATGCGGTCATACGGCCGGGCCGGGTTGTGCTTCTTCATGCGCTGGCCGTCCATGTAGAGCAGCTTCACGCCATGCCGGCCGATGTCGAGCGTGTAGCACCGCTTGGCCAGCCCCAGATCGTCCAGCGTCGGATCGTACTGGAGCTTGACGCCCTTGTGCGACACTTCGCCCATCGACCCGTCCTGCGCGCCGTTGAAGCCGGTCTGCGAGTAGTAGCCGTTCGCCCGCAGCTCGCCCTCGTAGGCTTCGATGAAGTCCGACCCGCAGAGCCGGATGATCTTCGAGCCGACGGTGCCGTACCGGACGCGCTGGCGTTCCTCGTTGTCGAGGAAGGTGATCAGCGCGCCGCCGGCGGTGGCCGACGAGGTGATGGCGCCCTGGCCGCCCGCGCCCGCATGGGCGGCGGTTGCGGCGCGGTTGCGCCACCAGGGATAGATCGAGCGCGACAGGCCGCCGGTCGTGCCGGCAAGCGGGTTGTCGAGGATGATCGAACGCACGCCGGCGATCGCCTTCGCATCCGAAGTGCCGTCGCCCCAGAGCAGGTCGTTCAGCGACGCTGCGTAGTCCTCGGCCATCATCTCGTTCTTTTCGTCGAGGATGTTGGCCAGGGCCTGCGCTTCACGGTCGGCCATCGGCGAGGTGCGCTGATTGGTGCCGCTCTCGATCACGTCGATGCCGTTCTCTTTCAGCTCGGTCATCGTGATCTGCGTGCCGATGTGGTGCTCTTTCCAGGTGAAGCGCGCCTTCTTGATCCCGGTCGGATTGTAGAAGGACAGCTGGTCGTCCGCAGTATAGCCCTGCAGCGTGCCGCCGCCCTGACCGGCCTTCACGTTGAACGCGACAGTGTCGCGGCCCCCGGCGAAGGAACCCGCGGCGCCATCGAGCGCCTTCATGAGCGGTTTTTCCTGGATGTTCTGGGACAGGACGGTTCCCTTGTGGAGGAACGTCTCGTAGGTTGCGTTGTTGATGTCGGAGAGTTCTGCAGCCGTCAGCGGCATGGGGTTCTACCTTGTATCGTCAGCTCTGGCCGACCCGCGCGCGGATGATGTCCAGCGTGCTCTGGGGGGTCGAACGGGGCGTTCCTGCGACCTGGCCACCTGTCACCGGCCTCACTGCGGGCTTCTGGGGCGGTTGCGGAGCCTTCGCCGGGGCCGCGGCGCTGACGTTGGCGTAAGCCTTGTTCAGCATTGCGACGATCTCGGCGGGGGTCTGCGGTTCGCCTTGCGTGCCCGTCAGGAAGAACAGTTCCTTCTGGATGGCCTCTGTTTTGGCGGCGAAGTTGGGGTCGCGGATCGCGCGTTCGGCTTTCCACTGGTCGACGGCCGTTGACCGGGCCGCTGCGACCTGCTGACGCTGGCTATTCTGAAACTGTTCCGCTTCCCGCTGGCGCTGCGCCGTCGCCGCCTGAACCTGCGCGGTGGCGCGGCTCAATTCGACTGCGGCCTCGCGGGTCAACTCCCCGCGGGCAACCCGCTGCTGCATCTCGGGGGTCAGAAGAGCCCCGGCCCGCGTGGCGGCCTGCTCAGCAATCGGTCGAAGCACCTTCCAGACGTCGGGATCGCCGCGCTTGATGCGGGCCATCATGTCCAACGCCGAAGCGGCATCTTCCGCTGTCAGGCCATTCGTGGCCAGATAGCTTTCGACCTGCTGGTATCGCTTCGCGTCACCCTCGAAGGCTTTCACCTTGGCGAGGACTTCCTTGAAGCGGGGATGCTTTCCGAAAGGGACGTCCGAGTAGTTCTCGTTATCCGGTTCTTTCGGCAGTTCCGGCTCAGCGCCTTCAACTTCGCTTTCACCTTCGGCTGACGAAGCCTGATCCGGTTCGCCTTCGGCGCGCACGACATCGCGCACGATCGAAAGCGTGTCCTTCTCTACGTCGGCCGCGCTGGACGATTGCGCTTCCTCGGCGGGAGCCGAGGCTACGTCCGGTTCGATCTCGCTGGACGAGTGCGAGATCAGATCATCTTCTACGTCCTGACCTTCAGGCATGGTTGCTCCTGTGGCTTGTGGGTCGCAGCATACCCTTTGTAGGGCGTTGTCGCAATACATTCCCTACATGTAGGTCAAACCTGATTTGACCCGAAGGCCGGATCGGATCCCGCTTGACGTTCCGGCGGTGGCGCCGGCCCGTTGTTGGCTCCCTGCGGCCCCTGCTGGTTGGGATCGCCGGCGCCTGGTGCGGTCGGGCCGATCTGGGTGGCGCTGTTCTGCATCATGATCGACGGGATGCCCGCGGCGATCGCCTCGGTCAGGTCCAGCTTGTCGTCCAGGCGCTTCAGCGTCTCACGCGCCAGCCACATCGTATTGATGTTCGGCATCTGGAGCAGCATCGGGAGCAGCTGGCTCCAGTTCTTGACCGCGACCGCCTGATTGGGCTTGCCGCTGGATCCGGCCTCGATCTCGAGGAACATCTCGGCGGCGATGTCGGACAGCGTCATGCCCTCGGGCCAGATCGCACCCGGGCCGACGATCTCCATCACCTTCTGCGTCGACATCTCGCGGATCAACACCTGACCCGACGCGCGGGACACGACCGTCAGGAAGGCATCCAGATCGTCGATCGAGGTGCTGTCGGACGAGGCCGTGGAGTTCGCGGCGATCGCGCTCTCGGTGGCCGTCGCCTTGGCCACGCCGCCATAGTTCGCCTCCTGCGATCCGCCCACCAGCTGCATGTCGGTGAACAGCTGGCCGGTCTCGTAAAGGTTCGGATCCACGCCGGGAACCGGGATGCTTTGCAGCTTGTCGCTGATCTTCTCGCCGGGCCCGAGGTTGATCGGAACGACGGAGAACGCATCGGCGGCTTGCAGCTTGGCGATGTCCTCCGCTTCCAGCCCGCCGTTCGGGTAGGCCCAACGCGGCCGGGCGGCGTCGCGGTGCTCGCGCATCCCCTGCCGGGCCCTGTTGTATTCCTTCTGCATGTCCAGCAGCAGCGTCACGTCGCTCGGCGGGAACAGCTCCTTCTCGTTCTCGACCTCGTTGAAGGTCAGCGCGTAGACCGGCCAGAAGTCCTCGACGAAGACGTCCGGGGCGGCCGGCTCGCGCAGGAAGGACGGATGGCCGTCGGCCACGTAGTAGACCAGCCCCGAGGGCTTGTCGTAGTGCTTCCAGACGCAGACGAGGCCGTCCTGCTCGCTGTCGGTCGTGACGTCGTCCGGCGCCGAGCTTTCCTCCGCGCCCACGACCAGGTTCGACGTGCCCGTCGAGGTGCCGTCGGGCTGGTAGGGCGTGTAGGCGCTGGCCAGATCCACGCCGAACATCTCCTGCACCTCGTCGCGGGTGAACAGGTATTCAACGGTCAGGTGCCGGGCGCCGATAAAGCCGACCAGCGTCTTGCACATCCGGTCGGGGATGACCTTCGTCGACTGCGGGAAGTCGAACACCAGGCCCTCGCGCAGGACGATCTCCGGCTGGGCCGTCAGATCGGCCACGGCGCGCTCCAGTTCGGCCATCTCCGCGTCGTCGATGCCGATCTCACCCTCGGCGATCTCTTCCGCCAGGCGGCGAAGATGGTCCAGCCGCGCGCGGGCATCGGTCAGCTGCGCGGTGATCTCCTGCGCCTGCCCGAGCTCGCGGTGAAAGCCGATCTCGACATAGCCGACGCCAGTCGTGCAGGCCCGCCGCACCATCTGCTTCATGGCCGTCTTGAAATCGACCGGCTTTTGGTCCCTCATCGCGTGCGCGAACAGGATCTCCAGCGTCTTGCCGATCTTCTTGATCTGGTCGCGCCGCTCGTGGCCCTGCATGAAATCGTCCAGCACGGCCTGCGCCTGCATGGCTTCGGGCGGCATCTGCGGCGCCATCGGCATCCCCGACATGGGGTCGATCTGCGGCTGCATGGCCATCGCCTGCATGGCTTGGACCGTCTGGAAGGCCATCATCAGCGTGTCTGGGTTCTCGTCCCACACCGCGAAGTCCAGCATCTCGCGACGGCGCGCGACAGCGGTCGGGTTCTTCGCGTAGAGGCTGGCCGTCTTCTGCTTGACGTGCCGGCCGACGATGTTCGCCGTGTAGAGCGTTTCGTCCCAGGTCTCGTCGCGCCCATGCGTCGCCACCAGCATGTCCCGCGCCATGCGCTTCATCGCCTTGGCGTGGTGCAGCTTGTCCTGCTTGATCTTCCGCAGGATGTTCTTCGCCAGGGCGCGATCTCTGACGCGGCTCTCCGCGACTTCGCCATCCGCCTTGTCGCCCCCGAGAGGGCCGCCTTCGATCAGGTCGTCCATCACCAGCCCCCTCGCGTGCCGGCACGATGCCGCGACGCCAATTCATCTTGTCGTTTCACCCATGCGAGGGTGCCGAATTTCGGTTCTGTCGGCTTGGCCGTGGCCTTTCCCGCGCCGAACTGCGATTGCAGCCCGAGGCCGAACAGCGACAGCATGTCGACGCCGTCGTCGTGAATACCGTTCGGGAAGGCCAGCATCTCTTCGACCAGCCGGTCCCAGATCGGACCCTTCGGGATGAAGACCTTGCCCATTGCCACCCGCGCCGCGATCGACTGCGCACGGGTCTCCTTGTCCTGCACCGGCGTCACCTCGACGAGGTTCAGGTAGGTGCCCGTCTCGACCATGCGCTTGCGCAGGAACGGCCCGATCGAGGCCGAGATGTGGCCGCGCTCCGCCCACCACAGCAGCGGCCGGTTCGTGCCGCCCGCCATCGTCAGCATGGCCTCCACAGCCCGATCGGTCGGCACCCGTTCCCAGAACAGGTCGGTCAGCCACAAATTGTCCTGCCGATCGACGCCGGCCTTGCCGAAGCAGGACGGGTCGTTGCGCTGCTTCGTCCCGACCGCGTGGTCGGAGGTGCAGTAGAAACGCAGATCGTCCGGCAGATCCTTCGGATCGTACCGCTGGATGTTCTCCCGGCGGAACATCACGCCGTCGGCCACTGTCGGGCGCTGCTGGTAGAGCGCGGAGAAGCCTAGCGGATCGAGGCGCTGTTGCGATTGCAGGAAATCGAGCCCGTAATCCTCCGGCCAGAGCGGTTCGCCCGGCGCCCGACCGAGTGGGTCGTTGTCCTCCGCAACCGCCGGCAGGCGGATGATCATCCAGTTTTTCGCCTCCAGCGCGTCGTAACACGGGTTTTCCGGGTCGGTCAGCCGCCCGACGATGTCGTCGGAGTGCCAGCGCGTCATGGTGATCATCACCATCTTGCGGCCCATCCGGCGGGTCATCGCGACCTTCGTGAACCAGTTCCACGCCTGATCCCGGATCGCCTTCGAGCGGGCCTCCTCGTGGTCCTTGTAGAGGTCGTCGATCAGCAGAACATGGGCGCCGCGGCCCGTGAGGGCGCCGCCGCGACCGACGAACACCATGCGCCCGCCCTTCGTGGTCTGCAGGTTGTCCTTGGCCGCGCCGCCTTTCATCAGCCGGTGCGCCGGGAATGCCTGCTTGTACTGCGGCGTGGCCATTATCGCACGGGTGTCGGCGCCGAAGTCGGTGGCCATCACGTCGGAATACGAGGCCACAGCGACGTTCCACTCGGGGTGACGGCCGCTGATCCACGCCGCGTTGCGCTTGGTCGCCAGCTCGGTCTTGCCGTGGCGCGGCGGCATCGCGAAGATGATCTGGTTGCAAACCGACCCGTCGGCATGGGTCAGCGTGCCCTTTTCGAAGCGCGTCAGCACCTCGGCCACCTGCTTGTGGAACGGCTTGGCCCGGTAGGAGGTCTTGTTGATGTCGCCGGGGTCGGAAGGATCCGGCATGGTAAACTCGGTGAAATCGAGCAGATTATCCTGCGCGCGAACGGCCTTTTCCTGCCGCTCCAGCAGTGCCAATTCCTGTTCGACCTGCTGGCGCTGGAAATCGGCGTCGGCCGCTCTCTTGGCGGCCTGCTCCTTCTCCCATGCGTATCGCTTGCCGGTGCGCGGGTTGATGTCGTGCGGCCGGGGCATCAGGGCCCCCGCGTCGCGGCGTCTTGCCGGGTCAGGATTTCCTTCATCACCCGGATATCCGCGCCGAGCGTGTTCATCGTGTTCTTCAGCTCTTCGACCGACCGGGACAGCGTCGTCGTACCTTGCTCCTGCACGGCCATCCGGTAGGCGAGGTTGTCCAGCTGGCGCGTGTCCTGCTCCAGCGCGACGATCTTGGCGTCCCGGTGGGCGTTGCCCGCCACGATGGCCCCGATATCGGACGCGGCCTGGCCGACGTCGTAGAATACCTTCCCGAACGTGAAGACGAGGCCCACCAACAGCACGAAGGTGTTCAGGTTGAACTCGTTCTTGAGTGTCGGCACGCGCATTTGCTGGTCCTCGTTGTCGGTCATCAACGCACCGGGCAGTTGGCCTGGTAGGCTGCGTTGTGGCCCTTGATCTGGCGGATGCTGTCGTCCGTATCGAGCACCGACCACGAGATCGGCCGGAACGCGGCACAGGCCGCGTCAGTCCCGCCGGAAACCGTCGTCATCCCGCAGCTGCCCGCCATCAGCAGCATTGCGCCGGTCAGCCCGGCCCCGAGCCTCGTCAGCCCTCCGCGTGAACGCGTCCGCATCCTGCTGCTCCTTCAACTCACGGGCGGTCCAGCCCGACTGTCTGTCCCGTGCGCGCAGCGCCCAGATCCCGAGCGCGGCCAGCGCCCCGAGCGCCGCGCGATACCCGACGACCCGCCACAGCATCCCGGCGACAACCAGGCCGGACCCGGCCCAGAACCACCACGGAACGTGCTGGAGCAGCCACTCGATCATGTCGCCCATCCGCGCCGCTTGGCGACCTGGTAGACGCGCTCGACGGCCCAACCGCCGACCGTGCTGGCTACGAGCGTCGCCACGGTCATCAGGTCGGGATCGTTGATGATGGCGTCGGCGACGCCCGCGCCGAAAAGGCCGCCGATCCCGTACCGAATTGCAATGCGAACGCTGGGGCCAACGATCATTTGGCGCCTCCACTTAACAGCCGCAGGATCGCGGCGATGATTGCCGCCCAACCGCCCTGCGCCGGCACTTCGACGGCAGGATCGGCCGCCGGGCTGTCGTCAACAGGCGTTGGTGCCAGCGCGGGCGCCTCGACGGTCCGCAGCGCGGCCTCGAACTGCTCGGCGTATCCGGCGATTTCCGTGGCATCGTCGGTCCCGTTCACGACGCGGCGCATGTTCACGTAGCTGGCGTAATCGGCCAGCTTCTTCCCGGTGAACCAGCCCTCCGAACAGCCCCGCACGAGGATCCGCGCGGCGACGGTCGGGTTCAGCGCGGCGTCAGGATTGCCGATCAGGTCGACGCCGATCTCTTCGGTGGCCTTCAGATAGTTCGAGCGCCCGGTGATCTGCACGTAGCCGCGCCCCCGGAACAGATAGCCGTCGCCCGGCAGCACGTTCCCCAACGTCTTGCCGATCTTCGTGCCGGGCTCGTATTTCATGAAATAGGACCGCGGGCCGTATTCCGTGATCGGCAGCATGGTCCGCGCCGTCTCGTGGAACGCCGTCGCCAGCAGATAGGCCCGGTGCGCGACCGGCAGCCCCGATGTGGCCGCGACCAGCGTTTCGCACCCGGCGACCTGCTCCGCTGACATCGTCCCGCCGAACACGGGTCTGATCGTGTCGAAAAACGCCTTCATGTTCGCAGCTCCGCCCAGGCTTCGATCGTGATCGACCCGCCGTCCCGTCGGAACCGATAGAAATGCCCAGTCGGAATTTCCGCGCAGAACTGGCCCATCGGACCCTGCACGCTCGATTGCGCGACCGGGACCCATGTCGACCCGTTCGTCGAAGCCTCCAGAAACATTTCGCCCCCGGACGACCCGTTCCGCGCCGCGACCGACACCGAAATCGTCCGCCCCGTGGTGTTCTGGTAGGCCGTGTCGATCGCGCGGAGCGACGCCATGTTGCGCCACTGCTGGCCAACCCCGAGCAGCCGCCCGGCAACAACGTCCACCACCAGCTTGAGCTGCGCGGGCGACAGCATCGCCAGAGCCGTATTCGTCCCGGTCGTCCAGACGCTGTCCGCCCGAGAATAGTCGGCCAGGCTGTCGACCGCCAGATCGCCCAGCCCGAGGTTCGTCCGCGCGGTCGCGGCGTTGGCCACATCGCTCAGATTGTTCGTCGACAGCATGTCGCCGCCGCCCGGCCCGGTGCTGCCCTGCTGCGCGAAGACCTCCCAGAGCCCGCCGCTGAAATCGGTCGAAAACGTGCCCGATGTGTGCGCCGTGACGCAGACGTAGGTCGTCCCGCCCTCCCGCGCGAGGTCCGACGGCGCGTAATCGGTGGCCGTCAGCCACGATCCGGTCCATTCGAGCAAGCTGTTCTCGGCGGCCTCGGCCCGCGCCGCGGCGTCGTCCGCCCGATCGGCGTCCGCCAGCGCCGCGGCGGCCTTGGTGGTGGCCGTTGCCGCTCCAGCCGTCGCCGTGGCGGCCGCCGCGGTCAACTGCGCGCCGACCACCGCGTCCAGACCCTCGTAAAGCGTCGGCAGCAGCGCGTCCGGCCCCACGATCCCGTTCTGCAGCTGTCCATCCGAGCGCCGGACCTGCGCGAGCGCCGTCTGCGTCTCGTCGATGGCCGTCTCGATGTTCTGGAACTCGACGTTGAGCCGCGTGCCCTCATCGAGGGCCGTGAAATCATAGCCGGGCGTGTAGGGCGTCGGTTCGGCCAATGTCGGATCCTCGCTGCAACTTGCCGGACAATACCCGACAAACGCCATACAGGCAAGAACGGCGGTCAGCGGCCCAGAACGCGGCAAGCCTCCAGATAGACCTCGGCGGTCAGGAGCGCGCGGATCTCGGTGTTCTCGACGCCGGTCGGGATGCCGACCCGCTCCATGATGAAATCGGCCATGTGGACGCATTCATGGACGATAGTCGCGTCCGTCGCCTCATCGGTGATGATCAGGCTCCACCACGTCGTGCCATTTTCGCACTCGTCCCAGCGAGCCATGCCGATGCTGTGCTTGCTTTCGGCCTCGATGCGGCACCCGACGCGGGCCAGGTGTCCCGCGCAGTCAGCCAGCGAACGGAACACGCCGATCTGGATGTTGAACACCCCGATCCGGCAGACACCGACCAGCCGTTTGTCACGTTTCGCCATGTGCGATGGCCTTCTTCGGGTTGAAAAGAAGGCCCCGCCGAAGCGAGGCCCAGTTCAGGGAGAGGCGTTCCGGGGAGGAACAGGTTGAGCGCGGCCTACTTGCGGCCTTACGGGTAGCAACGCCCCACCCCTGATCCGCACGAAGCGGGGAGATGGGCTCCTGGGAAAACCGCGCTCTGGAGGGTGGAGTGCTGCATCTTGGGGAGCGACCCCAGAACAACAGCGTTTATCTCCACCCACCAGAGCGCGGTTTTAGGACCATACGCCCGCCACGGCAGTTCGGTCAAGGGTTTGTATGGCGCTTTCAGCCGATACTTCCGACACGGCCGGGGCAGGAGCGATATGGGGATTACCATGTCGGAACAAAATCAGAGGCTTAGGGGACATTTTCGGCCCCTTTTCGGCCCTTTTCGGCCGTTTAGCCCCGGACAAGCTGTCCGGTGGATTTTCAAAACCGAAAATTTGTCCAGCAGTCCGATGCCGCCATTGGGCGCGACGCGGGACTGACCCCCAGGGGGCGGGGCGGGGCCCAGAGGCGCCCCTGCCGGGCGGCGGATCGCCTCCGAATGCGCGACAACTGTCTAACCTAGACTGTAGTCACGCGTTACAGATCAACAGGTTAGCAGCCAGAGGTGCGCAAGCGTTGCGCGTTTCACCCGAAAGCGTTGGGCTCTGGCCCCTCGATCTGCTCCTCCGCGGGCGTCACGTCTACGGCTTGCCCGGCCAGCTCCAGCTGGCGCTGGCGTAGCCTGGCGATGCGCCCGGCCAGCTCATCCGCCGTCATCTCATGCGGTTCCTTGGCATCCGCAGCGGCATCCGCGGCGCCTAGCGTGCGGTCCATCACGATCTTGGCGGCCGTGATGCGGTTGCGCGTGTTTTCCGCGTCATCCAGCAGCACCTTGTGCAAGAGCCCGATCGCCGCCGGCAGTAGATCCCCGTACAAGCGTTCCGTCTGGATCCGGCGCACCTCGGCCAGCACGCAAGGCCGCTCCACAAGCCGCGGGATTGCCGTTCGCGGCGTGGCGTACTCGGCCACCTTCGCCGCCAATTGCGGATCGCCCGACTTGGCCCATGCTTCCGCAAAGGTCTTTTCTTGCTGCGACATGACCGGCCGTCGACCTTGCACTTCCCGCCCCTCTGCTAAACGCCTGATATATCTAAGGATTTATCTGCGCTATCCGCTCCCCGACTTCCGGGCTCTTTCGGACGCTACCGCAAACCGCGCAATCCGACAACCCGACCTTACAATATGTAGCATCAAATCGGTCATTCTGCCCGTTCTGCCGGTCAATCTGTTTTGTATGTCATTTTCCGCTTGCACCATCATACAAACCGACATACACATAAGACATCAGAAGCGAACAACCCGAGGAACCCGACCCATGGACGCCGAAACACTCTACCTCTCTCGCGTCGACCAGCCCTATGGGAAGCACTACGCCGAAACCGTCGGTCGGTTTCAGGAAGGCTTCCTGCGCGACAAGGTCTGCAAGGATCTGGACGCTGCTTTTGAGCGCGCCGTGATGACCGCCGAAAAGCTCCTGCCCGCCATCAAGGCTAAAGCCGCCTGACATTTCCGATCAGGCGCCGCACCCGTGGCGCCCCTTCCGAACTGTCGCCCACAACCCGAAAGGAACCCGAGCCGTGAAAGACACCCTGCCCCCTCACGTGATCGACGCGCGCGGCCCGACACGCTGGGACGCCGAAGGCAAGAAACTGCGCAAGCGGGCCCTCGGCTGGAAAGCGACGCCCTATCGCTACACGCCGGATCAGGACGCGCACCGCTACGCCGAGGCGTTGGGCGTAGACGCAAAAGAGGCCCGCGAACGGGCCGCTGCGCAGCGCGCGATATCACAAGAGGTGATCGCCACGACGCGCACCGTGATCGACGCGACCGGCCCGACCGATTGGGCCCGCGATGCCAAGTCCAAGGCGCTGCGCCAGCGTATCAACACCGCCGTTCACAAGCGTCTGTATGCCTCTTCCGCACATCTGCGCAACCGCTACGCCAAAGACCCCCAAGCCGCATTCGGTTAGCTGCACCCGACATAGCGGCCCAGCCGCGCCTGATCCGTCTTGAATGACGCCCGACAATACAAGGACACCCGACAATGACACAATCTGTAACCGCTCTCGAGCCGCACGAAGATCCGCGCAACATCGACCACTACCGCCGCGAAAATTCGTTCTGGAAAAGCCTGACCCTGATCGACCTTGACCGGGGCCGGGATGTGGCAACCGTCCGGTTCTACGGCTCCGGCGCAACCGTCTATTGCGTGGCGTGGCTGCACTTCTGGAACTACTCGCCCGACAAGGCCGGGCGCGGCTACGGCAAAGCGGGCGGCGGCGGTTACCACAAGCCCAGCGCGGCCATGCAAGAGGCGCTGGAGCGCGCCGGCGTGTGGCTGGCAGAGCCGATCGCAGGACGCGGCGATAGCGCCATGCACGAGGCGATGCACGCAATCGCGGAACGCTTGGGCATCGCGCGCCCCTACGTGAGCATCGCCCATGCGTAGCGCCCCCAGAAGCCGCCCTACAGGCCCGTTGACCATGCCGGGCCGGATACGTACCGCACTGGCCGACACCGCCGCTGCAGCGGCCCTCCTGGGGCTCCTGTGGGGCGCCCTCATCCTGCTACCTTGAAAGGACACCCGATCATGACCGCGACAACACGCCAAAACATCTCTGTTCCCCGCGGCGCGCCCACGGGCCCCGAAGGCCGGCCGATCTACGGCACGAGAACCGTGGTCGCCGACTGTCTGGCCGGGTTGGCCGTCCACAAGGCGCTTGACGCGGGCGGCGCCAAATGGACCGTCACCCACGAGGCCAGCGGAATGAAGATCGGCCCCTTGTGCGCCGGTACCAAAGCCCGCGCCCTCGAAAACATGCGCGCCGCGGTCGCACTGGAATTTGACTGGACGCGCAACGAGGCGGAAACGCTGGCGGCGCTGCGCAACGCCCGTGGCCTCGTCGACGCTGTGCGCAAGATCGGCGGCCAAGCATGATCGCAATCGCCGCCATCGTCCTGTGCGTGATCGCGGGCTTCGCCGTCGTGCCGCTTGTCTTTGGCCGTCTGTGTCGCTGGCTGGTGCGCTACATCACCGGCAAGACATAGGGCCGGACCGCTCTTCTACCGATCGACCGGGGCGCCCTTGTGGCGCCCTTTCGCTTTGCGCCGGATCCAGCCCCACGCCCCCAGATACCAGGCCAGCGGCAAGGACAGCAGCAGGAGCCCCGCCAGATAACCATTCAACACCCACGCCATCCACTCCATCCGTCGGCCCTCCTATGATCGGGCCCTCAATAGCATACCTTTGGCCCTTGTTTCCAGTCAGGTCGCGGAACTCTTCAAACAGCCCCATTCCGCTGGGGTGAGGGAGGGCGGCGCGGAAGTCGCCCCCTCTCCCCGTAGGGGAGGGTAACTTCCGCAAGACTTCCGCAAGCTACTTTCCTTTTAGTTTCAAGGACTTCTGAGGGGACTTCCGCAACTTCCGCAGACTTCCGCGGACTTTCGCAAACCGTTGATATCTAAGGACATTCTCCTGGACTTCCGCAACTTCCGCGGAACTTCCGCGGACTTCCGCGGACTTCCGCGGAAGTCCGCGAGCGTATGTCGCATTACCCAAATGCGTTACCGTCATACGATTGCGCCGCGCCCGTGTCGCCCGGTTCGGGCGAAAAATGCGTCTCGACTTCCCCGCCTGCAAGCCGCCCCAGGGCCCCCTCCAGCACCCGATAGCCGCGCCGTTTGGTGCGGCTGTCCCGGACCTCTTCGGCGATCAGCACCCCGCCCCAGGCCGCCAGCATCTGCGCCGCGGCTGTCGCCTTCAGCCCGAACTCTGCCGCCATGATGCGCACTGCGTACCGCTTCGATTGAGGGGCCGAAGCCCAAGGCTCGCCTGCCTCCCACGCCGCCTCCATCGCCCGCAGGATCCGCAGCTTGATCGGCCCCGCGCCGGGCCCGTCACCTCGCCCGGGGCCCTCGGCCGGCCCTGCGTCGGCGCGGGCGATCGACAGGGAGGAGTGGCCGTCGCCCAGGTCAATCACGCCAAAAGCGATTTGGCTGGCCCAGCCGTCGGGGGCGGCCTTCAGTTTCTCCATCGTCATGGTGCGGATCTCGGACGCGCCGTTGCGGTCCAGCCTCATGATGAAGTCGGCCGCGCCCCGCAGGACCGTTGAGCCGCGCAGATCGCCGCTCTTGCCCGCGTGGTGGATGCCGACCACGGCGCACTTGAACGCCTCCCGGACGGCGCCACAGGCTTCCACGAAAAGCGTCATGTCCTGCTGCCCGTTCTCGTCCGCGCCGGGCATGGCGCGCGAGACGGTATCGACGAAGACGATGGCCGGGTCGACGGAGGCCGACGCCACGGTGCGCAGCAGCCGGCCGACGTCGTCCTTCTTCATGAAGTCGATGGTCTGCTCGATCACAAAAAAGTTTTGGGAGAAATCCTGGATACCCCGGGCCTTGTGCCACGCCGCGATGCGGTGGAACAGATCGAACGATCCTTCGGCGGCGATGTAGATCACGGTGCTCTTTTCCGGTCTGACCGTGATCTGGTCGCCCAGCCAGTCGGGCAGTCCGTGGGCGATGGACAGGCCCATGTCGAGCGCTACGAAGGATTTGCCGATGCCGGGGTCTGAATACAGCAGCCCGAAGGAGACGTCCGGGATGTGGCGGTCGATCAGGAACGTCGGCGGGGGTCTGTTCGCCAGCTCCGCGATCGTCAGGAGCGGGTAGACGTCGCCCGCCTTGTCATCCTCGCGTTCCTTCGTCGCGGCCTGATCGAAGATCGAGGGTTGTGTCTCGGGGATGGGTTCGAAATGGACCTCGGCGGTCGTGAACCTGCCGCCCGAGGCGCGCTCCGCGACATCGTAGAGCCAGGACGCGCCGCGGCGGAATGGCGGCTTCATGCGGCGCCAGTCGGCCTCCACGACGCCGGGTTCGTTCTCGCCGTCCTGCCACCGGCCGCACCAGTCCGAGAATATCTCGAAGGCCGTCGGCTCGTCGTCGGGGAGCGCCGCCTTGATCGCGTAGCCGAAATCCCGGTACGCCTCGCGCGACGGGAAGGTGGCCGACGTGTTGGGCGTGGCGTTGACCGCGGCTCTGACTGCGCGTTCCTCGCCCCGCAGGCTCTCCTGGTTGACCTCGGCGCCCGAACCCCCTTCCGTGACCAGCGCACGGGCGTTGGGGAGCGCGGAGCGCAGGGCCTCCAGAAACTCTTGCATCCGCTCGGGCGTCGTGACCGTCAGCTCGTCCGCCGGGATCAGCGCACGGGGCCAAGTGTAGGGCTGGCGCGTGCCGGGGTGGATGCCGTGGGCGACGAACTGCTTGCGCTCGCCCAGGATCTCCACGCGCTCGATCGGGCGGCCTTCGGAATTGAGGGGGCCGAACTCGACGCGGGCGTAGGGCATGTCCGGGGCGACGCGGATCAGATAGAGGGCCTTCGGGTAGCGGCCGACGCGGATCGGCAGATCGCCAAAAAAGGTTTGGGCGGTATCGCGGATCGTGCGGGCGCTTGCCTCGTCGAGCGTGTCCGCGTCGATCGCGTAGACGCCATGCCCGGTCTTGATCCCGGTGCCGGCCCCCATCGCGTGCCAGCGCGTCAGATCGGCCTCGTCGGCCTCGTAGGGCACCCAATCGAACCCGAACCACGCACCAGCACGGCCCTTGACGCCGGGCGTCTTGCCGCGCGCGTCTTGCGAGGTGCCGATGCGCGGGGCCAGCGCCGAGCCCTCGCTGATCGGCGCGTCGGGCGGGATGATCGGGATCAACCGCTGATAGCCAAGCGCCCACAGCTTCGTGAAGTCACTCATGGTCTGCAACATCACCCGAACGCCCTCTTGTTGTCTTGCGTCATTTCCGACACGGCGTCCGCGATGCGCTGCTCCGCGATCGCGAAGTAGCCCTCGTCGCGCTCGATCCCGATGAATGCTCGGCCGGTATTCACGCAGGCGACGCCGGTCGTGCCGCTGCCCATCGTGAAGTCCAGAACCGTTTCGCCGGGGTTGGTGTAGGTGCGGATCAGATATTCCATCAGAGCGACGGGCTTTTGGGTTGGGTGAAGAACTTCGATGTTTGGGTTGGCGAAGTCGAGAATTTGGCGCGGGTAGCCTTCAGCGGTTATCGTCCTGCTAAGTTTGTGAGACTTTCGGCTCGGACTGACGCCCTTCGTTCCTGCGTAGTTTTCTGGCCGCTTCCATTCCTTCGCGACTGTCCTGACGTCCTGCGGAAAGTACGGCATGTTCACTTTCGCGCCGTTGGCCGTGGAGCCCGTCGAAAAGACTGTGACGACCTCTACGTCTTTCAGCGGTTTCAGCTTGGCGTTGGTGAACCCGCTCGGGCGCGACTTGCGCCAGTACCAGTCGTATTTGAACTGTCCGAGGTTACTCGCGCGCATCAGACTGCTGAACGGCTCTTGCCCGAACAGTACCGCAGGTGCGGCGGGCTTGAGCACGCGCCGGACCTGCGACCACATCGGCTCGAGCGGGATCACCGCGTCCCAGGAACAGGCCGTCGTACCGTAGGGCGGATCGGTCAGCACCAGATCGACCGACCCGTCCGGGATCTCGGCCATGCGGTCGAGGCAATCGCCCAAAAGTAGCGTCACCGCAGCACCTCCAGCGTCGGCGCGCCCGGCACCGGGATAAAGGCCACCGGATCGGGCACGGGGTAGACGCGGTAGCCCGCGTTGAAGGTCTCGTGGCACCATTGCGTCCGGTCCCAGAAGCAATCCGTGTAACGGCGTTGCTCGGTGCCGGACCAGATGTCGCAGCAAAAGCCGAGGTCATCTGTCGGGGCGTCCGACATGGGCCGCCACGGGTCAGGCACAACATGATGTGTGCCCGCTTGCGCGACGCCGCTATGCGTGGTATCCATTGGATGATCCTTCTGTCCAAGGGTCTGGGTTGGGTGAGAACTGGAACGGCGGGTCTTGCGGCCCGCCGTTTTTCTTGCCGGACCGCCAGCTTACCCGCCTTGTCTGGTCTTGTCAGCCGTCATTCAATACACGGCCGACATGGCTTGTAGAGCCCGGCTTCGTGCCGCCGGACCAGGTGCAGTATCGTGGTGTGGTCACGGCCGCCCAGCAGACGCCCGATCACCGGCAGCGACATGCCGTTGCGGTGCATGGCCGTCGCGAGCTCGGCGCGCGGGATGGTCGTGCGGCGGGTGCGGTCGCGGCCCGTGAGATCCGATAGCTTCAGCCCGGCGCGGTCGGCTATGCGAAGGCCCTCGCGCGCCCAGATGAACCGATCCGGGCGGACGGCGGCGATCAGCCTCGGGCGGGAAGTCATGACTTGGCCCCTTCGGCTGTGCGGTAGGCGCCGATCTGCTCGCACGACTTCATCGCCCGGTCCCGTTCCAGCTTGACGATGCGCAGTTCTTGATGCGCCTGCACTAGCTTGACGCGCGCCTCGATCAACTCGTCTGCCGCCCAATCATCTGCCCGCGTGTTCCAGAACGTGGTGACGCTCACCAGACATGCGGCGTCGTCCTCGTGTTCGTCAGCCTGTTCGGTCCAAGATGGCGACGGGCATTCGCCGTCCCGCGAACAGGACACGCGCAGGCTCTTGCCCCCATGCCCGTTGTGGATGGCATGGTCACTCAGCACCCATTTCAGGAGCGCATCCGCGCCGCAGAACGGGCATAGTTTTAGTTCGATCATGTCGATCATCCCCATGTCGTCGCCTCCTGTGCTGAGCCGGCCATGCTCACCGCCCCATGCAGCGGGCAATCGCTGTGCTGCCACCAGCCGTATTTGTCGCCATCGCCGCCCATACCGGCGCCGTGGTGGTTGTCCAACACCGGGCATGTGCAGCCGCGCTGGACCGCATCGGGTGAGCCGGGGCGCGGGCGGGCGTCACCCACGGGCCGCCTCCTCGGTCTGCGCGGCGAGTTCAGCATCCGCAGCATCGCAAAGCCTTTGCCACTCCTCCGCATCGCGCCGGGCCGAGTTCTCCGCTATGCGCTTGATGGTCTGCCTGCGCTCATCCTCCCGTATCTGCGCGTCACGGCGGGCTAGGGCTGCGGAGGCGTCGGCGGGGGTGGCTGCACGAGCCTCGTCCGCAGCAAAGCGCCACTGCTCTATGTCTCTAGGGCAGTCGCAATGCGGAGGCATGTGCCCGCAAGACCAGTTATCAGCGACGGCGTCCAAGGCCAGCCCAGCCGCCTCATACGCCGCCGCAGTCACGGCTTGCAGCGCGTCGGGCGAGGGGTGGAGGGCGGCGAGGATGCGGACGTTCCACGCCTCGGCCAGCGCACCACGTAGGTCAATGCCGTGTTCGGCGTATTGGACCCTCGGACCGGCTGCCTCGCATGTCTCACACTCGATATAATGCCAGTCTTTGCCGTCGCCGGTTTGGCCTAGACTGAAAGATGCCTCTCCACCGCAGAACGGGCACGGCAGCAGCGGCTTCACGATCCCGGCGATTGCGTCAGTCATGGGGTTGCTCCTGTGTGGGTCGGGAGAGGGCGGCGCGGGCCAGCGCAGCCAGCTCGTTGCACTTATCAATGTGGGCTGACATGTCCTCGTATTCCGCCCCGCTTTTGCTGGTCCAAGTCGGGCCATTGCGGTCGTAGAATTGCTGCGGAACTTCGGCATCTACGGCAATATTTTCCAACGCCTCCCGTAGCCGCTCCACCTCGGCGCGCAGGCTGTCACGCTCGCGCTCGGCGGCGGTGATCCTCTTGGCCGCGACGGCAGCACTGACGTATTCACCGCGCGGATCATTCTTCATGACCGGGTAGCCGTAATATTTATGGCTACTAAGGTTCTTCCGCCGCATGCCGATCAGGGCCGCGTCTGTTTTCGATAGCTTGCCCATCATTTGCCCTCCTTCAGCTTGCGGTGAGCGGCGACGACGCCCGCAAAATGCTCCCTGTTGAGAAGGGACATCTCGTATTCATTCGTGCTGGATGCGATAGCTTTTTCGGCAGCGAGCAGCGCCCCCTCCACCTCGGCAAGCCGGGTGCGGATGCGGGACAGGGCGTCGGCTGCCTCTTTCAGGTGTCCCTGCCCCGGCAACCCGTATGCAAGCTTCCTTTGCAGCGCGTCCAGTTCCGCATCCCCCGGCGCCGGGGCTCTGGCTGGACACGCTTCGGGCGTGTGGCCAGCCCGGATGCAGCCGCCGGCAAATCCCTCGTGATCACAACCGTCGTGTGCATTAGGCCCGTCTGCGGCAGGCTGCGGGATGGCGTCAAGCGCGGCGAGAGCGGTGCGGAGCCGCGTTTCCGCCGGTTCGACATGCCCGATGTATTCCGATGCCATGTCGTCTGCATCGTCGGTGAGTTCGAATGATGAGAGGCGATCAGAAAGGAAGCGCGCGGCATCCAGCGCCTCACGCGCCAGCTTGATCGGGTCGGTCATGGAGTTTCAGCCTTTCCATATTTGGCGACAAGGGCGTCCCATGTCTTGACCGGCACCAGCATCGTCGGGCGATCCACCATGTCGTTGGGGATGATGCTGATGCCTGACAGTTGTGCGGCGCGAAGGTCATCAATCTCGGCGCGCTTTAGGTCGCCGTATGCGGCCCTGATCTGCGCGAGAACGTCGGTCATGGTGGGGGTGTCAGCGGGCATCGGGGTCTCGGTCATCACAGCATCCTCCGAATGAGCGCCGCGGCGCCCGTTACGATTGCCGCCAGGAAGGGCAGCAGGATCACCGCCCAGACCAGTATGCCACAGAGCGCCGCGGGCGCGACCCACCAGCCCTTCGGGGCGGGCTCTGGTGCCAGCTCCGCGGCATCGCGGGCCTCGGCGTCGGCCAGCATGCGGGTGCGCTCGGCGGCGATCCAGTCGCCATAGGTCGGCCGTGATGGATCGGGGGCGGTCATTGCATCGTTCCTTCAAAGGGGGAGAACAGGGGCCCGTCGAGGATCATCGCCGGGACGGTCTTGTGCTTCGCCGCGGCTTTCATGACGCGGAAGAGCCGGGCGGCGTCGTCCTCGGCGCGGTCCTTCAGCGGGCCGGGCGGGATGGCGTTCGCAGCGCAGCAGGCGTCGGCCCATCGCTGCGCGGGGGTGCGGGCGTCCATCATTGGAACACCCGCTCGACCGCGCGGGCGCCCCAGATCAGCACCGTGCCGGCACCGATACCGGCCAGCACCGCGATCGTGAGGGTAATGCGGCGGATGCGGTTCTCGCCCTGCCGCGCGAGTTCGTTGTATCTGCTCCAGTCGAAAGACATCGGGGGTGATCCTCTATCCAAAGGGGTCCGGGGTTTCAGGGAAGGCAAGGGCCGCTGTCTCGGCCCAGGTGTTGCCCGTGAGGGCCTGAACGGTGCCGTCCGGCAGATGAACTTCGAGCGTGATCGGATCCGCAGGGTCTATCGCGTAGATCGCGAAGCCGAGCTGCGGGAACCGCGCCCGAAGATCATCCAAAGACGTTTGGCGCGGGCTGTTCGTCATGGCCCAGCTTCTGCCGCACCGCGTCTTGCAACCATTGCGCCTGGCTGACGCCCTGCGCCTCGGCCGCTGCGGTCATTCCGTCCTTCAGCGCCTCGGGCATCCAGATCGTCGTCCGCTTCACGGGTTCGTGGTATTTTCGATAAGCTGCCATCGCGTCTCCCTTTCTGACATACAGTGTATGGCAGAATGGTCGGATGTCTGTCAACCGGCACCAGACACAAGACAAGCAGATTGTTCCGTGGTATCGTCCGTTGAATTTCCTTGACACCGGATGTAGCGATGACGGACCCGACCAACTACAAGCGCGGCTACTCGTTCGCGAACCAGCAGGCCACGACCCCGAACGCTCCGCTGTCGGGTCCGCGCGTAGACATCGAGCTCGACAATGCCGCGCAGGCGTTGGCGGAAACACAGGCCGCCCTGGCCGACATCCGGCGCTCCGACGGGGCGTTGAAGAACGGGATCGTGACGGCTGACAGCCTCGGCCCCGATGCGCTGGCCGTCATCTCCGAATACGAGGCGACGCAGATCGAAGCGGCCGAGACGGCAGCAGAGACGGCCGCCACAAAGGCCGTGGAAGCCGGGACGTCCGCGAACGAGGCCGCGGCCTCTGCGACCAGCGCCGCCGGTTCCGTCACGGACGCAGCCACGCAGGTTACGCTGGCCACCACGCAGGCGACCGCGTCGGCCGCGTCCGCCACCGCTGCTGTGACCGCCCAGACCGGCGCCGAAACCGCGCAGGGGCTGGCTGAGACAGCGCGGGATGCTGCAGGGACGTTTGCGGACGCCGCCGAGGACGCGGTGCAATACGACTACCTTGTTGACGACGGCACGGCGCTTGCCGCCCTCACCGGCATGACCACGGGCCAGCGGGCGTTCGTGCGGGCAACGGAGCATGTGTGGAGCTACAGCGGGTCCGCGTGGGTGGATCTGGGGCTGGGGCCGACCGCGGGGAAGGCGAGCAAAGCTCAATTTGACGCTGCTATCGGCTTCGGGGCGCAAAGCACCGAGTTTGGCGTGGTATTCTGCGACGACGACGGTTTTTTCTCGACGGGCATTGACGCAGACGGGCAGTATTTTGGCTTGGCCGCCCTTGACGGTAAGCTGGACGCTTCCGAATACTATAGCCGATTTGAGGATGCCCCCGAAAGCACCGAATTTACGGTGGTATTCGTGGACGATGATGGCTTCTATGCCTCAGGCGTCGGCGCTGATGGCCTGCTGTTCAGCGGCGATGATCTTCCCGCACCGGATGCAGGCGCAACGGCCCAAGTTTACCGCGTGCGCGAGCCACTGGAAAGCGCGGTCTCCGTTGGGACCGTGACCGCGATAGCCTATAATGGGCAATCAAACTCTGTATCCGTGTATCAGGCTGGGACACCTAGCGGCGTCCTTTCTGCCACCCAGCCATTCAGCAACGTCATGTATTCTGGCGGCGCACTCGTTGATCTGGTCTCAGTGACCACCGAGAAGTCTCACGTCACGGCGGCGAACTATGCGACTGCTCGCCGGGTGCGAGATGCGGGCGGCGCGCCGGCGGACGAGGTTCTTGCGGCGTTTACTGCGGGGGTCGGCGGCGCGTCGATCACCGAGCTGCAGTCTGGTTCGTCTAGCTTCACCTCCTTCGTGTCCAACATCACGAACCTGCACGGCTTGGCCGATGGTCTGACGGCCCCGGTCATGGACTTCATCCAAGGGGAAAGTGACACGTCTGATGGCATG